ACGTTCAGCAGCTTCTCTAGCCTGTCTAGCTCTTTGTTCTGCTTCTCGTCGTATACGATCAGCTTGACTTTTTGACCACTGACATATTGGTCCACATGATCGCCGTGGCGGTCTTATTCGTATTTTCGGAACTCGTATTCTCGGAACTCGTATATTCCATCCCATTAATTATATACTTAACATATTGTGATAAAAAAATATAATAAATTTCAATCAAAAATTTTTTTAAACATGGCTAATGCTTTATCTCTTTGTTCTTTAAAGTTAACAATTGGTTTAATATAAACACCTTTATGTTCCGTGTAATCAGTCTCCCAATTATGTATTGTTTTTGATGATAAATCTTTTAATTCAGGTAACCATTTTTTAATGTATTCACAATCTGGGTCAAATCTTTTTGCCTGTTCAAATGGAGAAAATATGCGAAAATATGGTTGTGAATCTGCACCAGTGGATGCAACCCATTGCCAGTTTCCATTATTACTTGCAGGGTCATAATCAGTTAGTTGGGTTGCAAAATATTCTTCACCTTTTTTCCAACTAATTAATAGTGTTTTTGTTAGAAAACTTGCCACAATAAGTCTTGCCCGATTATGCATGTAACCAGTGGTATTTAATTCTGTCATTGCTGCATCTACAATAGGATATCCAGTTTTGGCATTACACCATGCATCAAACCAACGATTATTGTTCCCCCATTTCAATTTATCATACGATGGTTTCAAAGATTTACCAAGAACACGGGGGAATGCATTGAGAATAGATGCATAAAAATCTCTCCACATAAGTTGTCTAGTAAAAGCACTATTTGATTTAAATTTATAGTACACTTCACGAATAGACACACACCCAAATTTGATATATGCAGACAACAAAGATGTACGATGCGTGAGACTATCACGATTTTTGGAATAATTACGTAAATTTTTCTCGGCAACCTTCATTGCCTGTAATGCATTTGCCCGCCCACCATGTACAAGTATTTCGCTGTTAACCTTAGTAAATCTTTGTAATGCTTTTTCAAGAGTAATCTTGTGTTCAACCGATAAGGTTTGCTTAGAAAAAGGCACTGGATAATTATAAACCTTTTGTATTTTAACCTTTTTCGCATTATCGTAATAAGGTGTAAATTTTTGGTATGTTTCTCCACTTCCGTTTAAAATTGTTCCTGGCTCATGTAAATAATAATCAGGTACACTTTCACATTCTACATTCATTTTCTCACAAAGAGAGAAAATCTCATTATCACGTTTTTTTGCATAGGGAGTATAATCTGTATTGAAACACACAATATCAATCTTTGCAGAACGAATTACTTCTTTGATAATAGTATTATTCTTTCCATAAAAACAGGTTAAGTTTCCCCCTTTTTTACTTATTTCCTTTTTCAAATCTTGTAAACTTTCAATCATGAATTGCACTGAATTATCTGATTTATAATCATTTTGGTTTCCAACTTGTTCTGGAGTAAAAATAAAAATGGGATATATATTTTTACAACGAAAACTGAGCCAATAAAGTCCATTGTTGTCTATTATTCTAAAATCACGTCTAAATATAAAAAGACCATTTTCTCTCTTTTCCATAATTATCTAATATAAGAAGATACTATATTCTATTTTCTTATACAATTAGTCACACTCCTTTATTTTTTCGGTGGTCCACAACAGATAGTTTGTAACAACTCCGTCTAGTTCATATTGTATCATTTTTCTTCTTTCCGTGTCATTTGAGCATGTAAATGAAAACACAAGCTTTTTTAATGTTTTCAAATAAGATATAGATTCAGCGTCTAATGCTGACCAGTGCAAACATACGTATGAACAATAAGTAGTCAATACCTTTAATTCTTGAAGTGTATGCATATTGTAACTAGTAAATCCAATATGAACAGCAACCCCCAATTTCATGAGTATGGGAACAAATTTGCGATTAAAACTACTGATATAGATATTATAAAAATCTACGTTGGAAATATATTTTTTTAATACATCTATCAGTGTAATAACTACATTTTCATTTCCTTTCAAGTCAAAAAATAATTTAATCTTGTTTGGTTGTATTACCTTCAAAAAGTCATGCAACGTTACAATATTCATATTTTTTAGTTCTGTCAATGTATAATTGCAGATATAATCGTCCTTTATAAATGTATCATGGTATATAACAACTTCACCTGTTTTACACAATTGTACATCAAGTTCTATCATATCAAACCCTTGTTCAATTGCTTTTGTAAAAGAAGTCATATTGTTATCTCCATATAACGTAGAGCTGCCTCTGTGGGCAATTTGTAACATTTATACATATGTTTATTTTAATATGGACATGAATAATAATTGATGTTCATATTTTTGCTCCCTGCGCGGTTCGAACGCGCGACCTCCAGCTTACAAGGCTGATGCTCTGCCACTAAGCTAAAAGAGCTTTGATTATTTTATTGCAACTCTCATGTCATATTCTGTAATATGACGTTGAAAATATATAATGTAGTTTATATCATAAATGTAAGAATCTTCACTACCATTATCTATATCCATATCTAATATATATTTTACACAAAATTCGGCAGTCAAATTTTGAGTAGCAAGTAATATTTTTTTATTCAAATTTTTTATACTTTTCTCTAGTTCCTCTATGGAATACTTACCAATATTATTTAACAAGTCATCATCTGTCAACATAATATATATTATGTTGATTTATTTATATGTCTAAACTTATTGTATTTTTATTTGAACCGGTGCGCCTCTTGCTTTTCTTAGGCATGTTTCCATCAGTTTGCAACTCTTTTAAATCAGAAATACTAATCGTACTATTTTCAGGTGCGAGCGAAGATGTTTCTAAAATAACTGGTTCTTCCTTAGATTGACGTTTGTTATCTTGAATATTTATGGTCTTTGTTTTGAGACCTGATAGAATATCTGATATATCGCTAGGACCCTTCATTTCTGGACGTCTTGTAGATTTCTCAGGAATAGAAGGTGCTGGTTCTCCTCTATTAACCTCACTAATATTAATTCCGTCATCTACAACACTTGAACGTCCATAACTTGAACTATTGTTTCCAGGTCGTTCTCTGGAATTAGTGGAATAACTTCTACTTTGTGTAGACATAGGAGGGGGAGGTCCTCCTCCTCCACGCACAGAAGGTTCTGGGTTCATCATTCCATTCATGAATCCGGAAAATCCTGGGTTATTTTGACCCATAGAATCAACTGCTGCGCTCTGGAATTGTTTCATTAAGTCAGGGTTTTGTCGCATGATATCATCCATATTAGGCAATGCAGACTTAAACATTGTGTTAGTCATATGAACCATCATTGCACTACCTCCTAATTGAAAGAGCAATTTGAGCTCAGGTGACATAGTGGCTTTAGACTTATATTTATCATGAAGTTCTGCAAATATTTCATCGTAATCATTAATATTTTCATTAATTTGTTCTCCCCACCCATCTAATTTGATATCAAAGGGATCAAATCTATTGTTCAAAAATTCAATGCCATTAATAACTGCCATCATCATATTACCTTGGAACTTAATAGAATTTTGTCTAGCCTTTTCATCCATAATTGTCTCATACTCACCTTGCATTTCCATCAAAGAAGATTCCATGCTGTATTTTTTAGAAAGTTCAACACCCTTCTTTTCCAAAGCCTCTAACTTTCTAAGAATTTTAAATTTTTCACGGAGGAGTTCCTCCTTAGACATTTGAGGTTTTTTTGTTGGTTTTACCTCAGCCTCGGGATTAATTGGAATATCATTAAATTTTCCATACCCATCCCAAGTTGTTTGATTCTCATCTAAATTGGCAGTAGCTTCGCCAATACTTACTTTATCTTCTTCAATATTGTCAAATTTGACAGATTGAATAGGTTCATTTTGAAACAATTCTGAACTAGCTTGTGTTGACAAGTTAATGTCATCAGTTAGATTATTCAAGTCTTGTTCAAGATCTTCTAAATCACCAATATCAATATTATCATCGTTTGATTTTGGTGAAGTAGAACTTTCCTTTACTTTATCATTCATGAGAAGCTCTAATCCACCTCCAAAATTAGATGATTTCATGGAACTTGTGCTAGAAATATCGATCGTGTCTACCATTACTAAGATAATAGAAACTATAATTTTAAGTAGTACGAATAATATATTATATTTTGTTTATAGACTTCCACTTCTTGTTCGTATATTTCGTAAATACCATTTTCCTTGCATAAATGCATCGGCTAAATCATCTTTTTTTTTGTTATTAATAAAAAATTGATACCACTCTACGTAATTTTTCTGAATAATATCTTGACATCTAGAAACACTTAACTTTTTACGTTGATTATATGTTAATTCTTTAGATTCTGTTTGTTCTACTATGTCTTCACCCTTTAATTTGTTAGATGCTGAAACAAATTCAATTTCTACATTTATGTTTTTCATTATGAAATATTGAGCTATCATACCTTGCAATGTTTTCATACGATTTGCAATAGGACTGATTTGATTTTCAATTACAATACGATCAATATCAGTACACTCATTAAATGCTTCATCAAACTTCATTTTGAGTTTTTTTCCCAATATCACTAAATCAATATCGATTGCATTTTTATGTTCCACATTTTCAAAACAATTGTTAATAAAATGTTCATTAATTTCTTTTATAATGTCTCTTTTTTTTGTAGAATCGCCACAAACAATGTCGTGTTTTTTTATAATTTCATGTAATTCATCTATATTCAATTTATTTAAGTGACTTTGCTTAAGTTTTGATATAGGCGCCATGTATTTCTCTTTTTTTGAATGTTTTAAGCAATAGTATATGGAATTTTTCATAAATTTTGCATTACCAGTGCATTTTCCATTTTTATCTGTAATATCACATTTTTTTTTAAGATCTTCGGTTAAATCAATTACATCCCATTTACAAATATTAACGTCTCTTTCCATTAGACAATATGCTAAATTTTTGATGCCTACATCAATACTTAATATTTTCATATAGTATCTATATAAGAATACGTTAAATTAGTTTTGCATTTATTAATAAAATAAATACAAAACTTTGATTACTTTGTTTGTAAGTTTATAGTCGGGAAACTAGGTGACACCATTTTAGCTTGTAATTCTGTTCTAGATAGATATGGATTCTTTAAATCGCTTGAGCAATATCCATATCCTGGTTTTGCGGTATCAAATGTTGACTTATAAATAAAAGGAACATTGCTAGATGGTGTTACATCGCTAGTTATATGTGTAGGAAGACCAAGTGTATAGCATGCTTCTGAGTTATTTAAATTCATAATAGTGTTTCCATTATGTATCATAAATTGTCTATATTTCCAATTCGAATTAATATGATTTTGTTGTTGAATTCTTTCGTTAATTACTGCTTCAGGTTGATATGAAGCATATGTGCGTCCATCTTGCATAATTGGCGGAAAATTAAAATGAATATTATTAGAACCTGAAAAACATGTACCCCAAGACATTGTTATGTATACTAGAGAAAATAGTTTTACTCTGTCTCAAGAAGCTTTAATAACTCGGCTTTTTTCATCTTAGAAGCATCATTAATAATACCCTTATTAGTTACTATTTCACGTAATTTGGATAAGCTAGCTTTTTTATAATCTAAGACAATATCTAAATTTTTAATATTTTCTATTCCAACATCATCAAAGGGTACATCAACAAGTGACTCCTCAATATCATCTGTCATTAACTTAGGTAAAATAGTAATATCATTATCAGGGACAACTGAGTCTTCAACTTGCACCTCCTCTAAATTGTCTATAGTAGTTGGTTGAAGTTCGTGCATATCTTCTTCATCAATATCTTCAATATCTAGATGGGATTTCTGTTGATTTTCCTCATCATCAATGCTTTCTTCATCATCACTTTCATCATCGTTATCACTGCTTTCTTCATCATCACTACTTTCTTCATCATCACTACTTTCTTCATCATCTCCACTTTCTTCATCATCTGATACATCAATCATATGAATGGTATGAACATTATTACTATCTTCGTTGTAATTAGTATCATCATTATAATTGACATCATAGGAATCTGCTTGAAGATTCATTTCAGATTCATTATTTTCTCCATATGGATACATATTTTGCGACCCTCCGGTGGGGATGCTTGGAGGACCATCATATTTTTTAATAGCACTAACTTCTTGTGCCAAAGTATTCACAAGATCAAACATAGTATTAATCTTATGGTTTTGTTGGTTAAGTTTTTGAATAAAAAACAAACCTAATGCGCTAACTAAAATTAAACAAATCGCTAAAGTAATTAGTATGGATGGGGTAAAAAATGCATCTGCTAACGCCATAATACAGATAATATATATATTTTTATGTTATAGTTCAACGAATAGATATTATCTTAAATATCAAAATTACTTTTTATTCTGTATCTTTTAATATTTCATCTGGATATTCCATGTCCTTCAGAACTTGAATTCCACCTTTAATATTGGATATTCCATCCTTAATAACATACGTGTAATCTAAACTCTTTCCAGTTTTTTTTGTTTCCATAAATTGATTACGTACTCTCTTGTTCTTATCTAATGTATTACAAATAGCCAAGAAGTGAGTAGTTAAAATACAAGATACATTTTTATTCTTAATGAGATATTTCATAAATGCAGTAGCACTAATTACCGCCTCATCTGGATTTGTCCCTGAATATAGTTCATCAAATACACAGAAATGTCTTTCATTATTATAGTTTTGAACACAATCAATAATTTCTTTACAACGCCTTGCTTCTGCTTGAAATAAGCTGTCGCGTGCACTAGTATCTGGAATATTCAAATAACAATGAATATGATGATATGGATTAATATTTGCTTCTTTATAAAATCCGCAACCAAATTGTTGACTTAATATGATATTAATAAGCGCTGTTTTTAAAGTTGTTGTTTTCCCTGATGCATTCGGTCCAGTTATAATAAGATTCTTATCTAATGAAATATTATTTGTTATATGTTTTTTGTTAATATGCGGACCATAATAAGAATCTTTAAATTTTGTTTTCTTATTTTTCTTGAAAGATGCATATTGAAGTTTTTTATTGTTGATATGATGCTGAAGACCATATAAGTTTTCTAAAAATCCATGGAACCCAAATGAATACAAAAATAGGTGTTCGTATTCTGAACTTGTTCTTAGTTCGTAAAAACACATCATCATGCGTCCTATCTGACCAACATTCATAATAGTTAATTTGTCACCATATATAGTGTTAAGCATCTCCTTACATTTGAGTAAACCTTGTTTATTTTCAGTAAGTTTACATACAAAATCTTGGTATGATTTAAGGTGTCCACAATTTTGTAAAATAAAGTCCATTTTATCAGTTGTATAATCAATGTATTTTCTTAACATTAAGATATCTTCATGCATTTTTTTCATATTTTTGTAGAAGCGTGCACAAGCCAGGAAATTTTGATATATAGAAAATAAATATAATGCGGTTGACATTATTAAATATATTTTTTGGTCTGCAGATACGCTTGTAAAACTAGTGAAAATTTTACAGATAGCGTGGTTAGCTGCAACTACTTTTAAAATATCTATATATTCTTTCATTGTAACTTCTAATCCTCTTGCTTTAATAATAAAAAATGGCATAATAACAACAACTAATGGTACAAGAAGTGATAAAACTGGGGCAGCTAAACTATACATACTAATAAACTGCAATACATATTCATATTTATTGAGATACTTCCAAGACTCCCATTCAATATAATGATATTTACTTTCAAAACCAGTATCACCTCTGATTTCTTTCCATATTTTCACTGCAGGTTCAACATGAGATTGCACCGACGATGAGTCACATGGTTCATATTCACTATCTAACATGTTTTTTGAGTATTTTTGTAGGAACATTTGTGTATCTTTTAAATAATCTACATCATGAGTGTAATATTTTGGAAATTCAGTCAATATTATTTTGGCTATTTGTGAAGATGGTGTAAATGTTCCTTGATAAACAGAAACACCTGATGAGTTACTTTCTATAGTGGAACTCAATTCAAGATCTTGAATAATATTGTTAGTTAATTCTTGTTTATTTTTTATATATGAGATGGGAAGTTTAAAATGTTCACCTAAAAGAAGTGGATAATTATCAATAATTTTCTCTATATTATGCTCAAGATTTGTAGTATTATTGGTTTCTTTATCAGAAAATATATTTTCATGCATAATATATTATCTCATATCATAAAAGAACTTTTTATACGAATAAATTATATTTCCGTAAAATTTATAGGCATCTCAGTAATTTCTGTTTCATAAAAACTTTCTATTTCTCTTAACGTGTTAACATCACGTCGTGTAATAAAATTAATACCAACACCTTTTCTACCCCATCGTCCACTACGTCCTATGCGATGCAAATACGTATGAACACTTTTACATACATCAAAATTAACGACAATTCCAACTTGTTGAATATCAATTCCACGTGCAGTAATATTTGATGAAACTAAAATACGATGTTTTCCGTTACGAAATTCTGTAATTGATTTTTCACGGGATTTTTTATCCATATGACTATGAATATAACACACCGGGAATCCGTCGTTAATAAGTGCATTAGATAAATCTGTTACACGTTCAATGCTGTTACAATATATAATACTTTGTGTCATACTAAGTTTAGAATAAATATCTTTTAATACAGAAAGTTTATCTCGGTCACTTTCTAATGCAACATAATATTGTCTAATTCCTTCTAATGTTAATGCTTCCTTTTTTAATACAATATGTAAAGGATTATTCATAATAGTGTTCACAATATCAGTTGCATATTTGGGATAAGTTGCAGAAAAAAATACAATCTGTGTTGTTAATGATAAACGATTAACAATATTACGTAGCTGATCTTTAAAACCCGAAGATAACATTTCGTCTGCTTCATCTACAACTAAAATCTTTACACTGGATGTATTGAGTGCTCTACGCATTATCATGTCTTGTACACGACCTGTACACCCTATAACAACATGAGGGGGATTATCTATTAATTGCTTAGCATCTCGTTCTGCACTAGAACCACCAACTAAAAGGTGTGTTTTTAAGTTTGGAACAGATGAACCAATTCGGTTTACCACATCTTGTATTTGCATAGATAATTCTCTTGTTGGAGACAAGATAATAGATTGTGTAACAGAAAGTTTCGTATCAATAACAGATAATGTACCTATAGTAAAAGTAGCAGTTTTTCCTGTACCAGATTGTGCTTGTGCAAACAAGTCTCGTCCTGAGATAATCGGTAAAATAGCTTTACATTGAATAGGACTTGGTGTTTCGAAACCATATGCGTAAATACCACGCAATATATCATCATTTAAATTTAAATCATCCCATGTTTTTATATTCGAATAATCATCATCCTCTTTTATATTGTTATTTGCTATATCACTCATAAACTATAACGATGATTAATGTTTAAGCCATCTTAATAATAAAATAATAATAACGTAATAAATATATTAATTTGCAAAAGATACATAAAAATAATTCTACATGGTATAGTACATGGGTCAATATTCACTTCAGGATTTTAATAAAATAGGTAACGCAGGGTTTGAACTTGTGTTACCAGAAAGAGTTGTTATCCAAATAAATGAACTTGTAAAACATGTTGGTTCGCCAAATTACATTAGAACTCCTGTATTTTCAAAAACAAGTAAGCCAGTTGACGTAAACACAAGTAAAAGGGGACGCGATAAACAAGAACCTATGTCTCCATCTAATATACAAAATTGGGAAAGACTTAAAAAATTTCAAGCAACAAAAATAGCAGAAGCAAGTGGTGCAGAAATCCATCTAAACAAGCTTAGGTCATTTTTGAATAAATTAACAGATAAAAACTCTAATGAAGTTACTGAGAATATAATAGAGATTATAAATGAATTAAAGAATGAAGAAAAATATGAAGAAAACATGACAAATATTGGTAATATCATTTTTGATATTGCGTCTACAAATAGGATATTTTCAAAGGTATATGCCGAAGTATATGGTACAATTTGTTCTTCAAACGAATTCTTTATCAACTTTTTGGAAAACCAGTACAATGATTATTTAAATTCATATTTATTGATTGAAGATAGTTCACCAGATGAAGATTATAATGCATTCTGTAAAAATACTAAACAAAATGATAAACGTCGTGCACTTAGCTCGTTTTTCTTAAATTTATACTGCAATGGTGTGATGCCTATTGAAAAATTACAACATATTATGGAGTACTTGTTGAATTCAATACATAAAATTATTCAATCGAAAGAAAAGGCTTATTTTATCGATGAATGTACAGAGAATGTTTTCATCCTATATTCAAATGAACTTGAATATTCTACAACTTTAAAATTAAACAATGGTCGTACAATTAAAGAAACTATTGAACATTATGCAAATACAAAGTCAAAAACATATCCTGGAATGAGTAGTAAGTGTACATTCAAATATATGGATATATGTGGGTTATAATGCGTAATAACATTGTAAAATAATTCATAATATATTTTACAATGGACAGAATTGATAAAGTCTACTATATTAACCTAGACATGCGAACCGACCGACGCGATTTAATTGAAATGGATTTAAATAAAACAAACATTAAAGCTGAACGTTTCACAGGAATATTACAAAAACCAGGCATTGTAGGTTGTGGAAAATCTCATTTAGCTGTTATGAAAAAGGCAAAAGAATTGAATTTAAAGAATGTTCTTATTTTAGAAGACGATTTTACATTTTTAAAGAATAGAGAAGAAATAGATACTATGGTTAATAAGTTTATGAATGATATGGATGATAATTACGATGTATGTATGTTTTGTTGTCAAAATCTCCAAGAAATGCCTGGAAGTCCGTATGATTATATTAAAAAGATACAACGTGCAAATAATGCTTCCGCATACTTAATTAATGGAAAGTATCTTGACTCAATTATTAAGTTGTACGAACATTCGTTACCACTTCTTGAGAGCACTGGTGAACACTGGAATTATGCAAACGACCAAGTTTGGTGTCAATTACAAGAAAAGGATAACTGGTATGTTTTTAGTGATAGATTGGGAAAACAACGCTCTGGTTATAGTGATAATGCTGAACGATTTATGGATTATGACAATTAATTATCACATGAATAATCATATTTGATTCATGTGATTATACTAACTTCATTTCTAACCCTGAAGTAATAAATCCAGATTTTTCATAAAATTCACATGTTTCGTTATGTGTTTTTAATATAATTTTATAACATTTAAAGTCATACAACCCGACATTAATAAGTTTGTGCAGTAATAATTGTCCGAATCCCTTTTTTTGGTGTGTTTGTCTAATTACAAAATCTTCAATTTGACCAACCGGATTATTATGTAATTTTACAAGTTTAAATATTGTCCCTGCTCCTATTATTTTTTGTTCTTGATAAGAATAAATGACATAGATTCTACATATATTTTTCATAGTGATTAAATAGTTACAAAACTCTTCTTTGGTTACAACATATTTGTAATTAGTAAATTCAAACATCAAATCTGTGTACCCTTTATCAAAATCATCTTCTTCTAATTGACGCACACAAATATTATGTTCAATACATTTTAAAGAATTATTCACTATTTTTCCAATTTTATCTACCTGTTTATCGAATAACTCTTTATTAGTAATATATCTTTTCATAAGTTCAATATCTTCATTATAGCGTTCCGGGTAAAGTACAATTTCGGTTGGAAAACATAAAGGAGATAATAATTTTTCTCCATTGTATTGGCGCTCTTTCCAGGTATTTACATTTTCAGGGTAATTACACAAAAATAATTTATCTATTGACGTTTCGTAAAAAATATTAGTAAATACTTTCGCGGTATCCTCCACATAAATACCGGCCTTGTATAAAATATAACCAAATAAGATTTGATGTAACCATATTTTTGTAAAGGGTATACTAAACAAATAATAAAGTTCATTAAAATTTTTAAATACATCAAGTATCTTTTTTACAGAATATTTTGTAAGAACGCCAAGCTGCATCATATCTGGAATATGACATTTTACGTCGATTAAATCATAATAATTGAGACGAAGACGAAGAATATCCATTACCCGGGGTTCTTCGTTTATAGATTCTGCGTATGGAATAATATCCCATTTACGATTTGTATATATAAATGGACATAAGTGTGTATCAGGTGATAAGTTATAATCTTTCATAAAATCCAATATTTTTCTATCAAAATTATCAGCACAAATAAGATAATCGTCCTCTATCCAAAAATGTACATCACAATCAATATTGTTTGCAATACCTGCAAAATATTGACCATAACTTATACCAATATTGTCACACTCATATATTTTAATCTTATCACGTATATTTTCTATATTCAAACAGGAAAAATCGTAGTAATCCTCTATGACATTATCTTCTTTATTTACTTTTGGTTTCATGATAGTAATATGCGTAAGAGATGATTGGATTGTATTAAGACACTCTAAATTTAATCTAAGATAGTGTTTTTTATGGTAATTTTCTTTATGTTTTGCTGGTATTCCACCATAAGTTGCAATAATCAAATTAATATTCATATTTTATTAATGCGATTCTGTCTATATTAGTTGTTTCGTTTATTAATTATGAAATTTATCATATCATATTTATAAAATGAGTAATATATTATTTATTGCAGATAACAATCATTATAGATTATGGCCTGGTAAAACATATTTTGACTTAATTACTTATATAAGATACAATTGTAAAAAGTATACAATTACTATATTTTGGACAGATGACGACGAAAATGTAATTGATGCATATATTAGAGATGTTAAACCAGAATTAATTATATTTTTTATAACTGGATGTATCAAAGTTGAATGTAAAAATTTTATGCATATATTTAATTCTAATATACCAACTGCATGTGCCATGTTAGATATGTTTTTTCCATACTATGGTAAAACAGACTATTCATTACCAGGTTCTCTCATTCATATTGGAAAACATAATGAAATTATTTCTTGTTATCAGTCACTATTTCCAGATAAATATATTACTTCTTTCTCTTCCAGATTTATTAATCCAGAACGTTTTAAAGATTACAAATTAGACAAAAAGTATGATATACTTATATACGGAAGTAGGACATTTGATTATGATTTCAAAAAAGAACAACTTAAACCAATTCAAGATTTCATAAAAGAGTATGAAGAGAAACATTGTACAAGTGTTGAAGAAGATACAAAGCTAAATTTCTATTATTTACGAAAAAGATTAGAAATGTTAGTACTCTTACAAGGTAAGAAATATAAAGTAAAAGTTTTACCTGAAAGTGGTATATATAATTGCAAAATAACAAATGAATATTTGTCTATGTTGATAAATCAATCCCGTATTACTATTGCTTGTACAACTTTGGCAGATGTTATGATGCATAAGTACTTGGAAATTGCTGCATCTAAATCGGTTATTTTGGGAAATATACCAAGTGATTATGATGAGTTATTTAGAGGTAATATACTAGAAGTTACTAATTTCATGAGCGATAATGATATTATTTCCAAAATTGATTATGCTCTTGCACACCCAGAGTATATGAATGAAATGACGGATACTCTTTATAAACGTGTTCATCATGAACATAATTTTAATTGTGCTGTCGAAAATATAACAAACGTTATTGATGAAATTTGTTTATATAATAAAAATAAATAATCATTAATATACTATATTATGACAAAAGGTAATATAGTATTTCTTGCGGATGTTACATATTATAAAAATATGAATGCACGTGTATGCTATGATTTTATAACAAAAGTACGAGATTATACAACAGATTATTCTATCACAATTTTCTGGACAGATGAAGACGTATACCATGTATATAATGAAATTATAAAACTCCAACCAAAGCTCATTATTGTATTTGAGATTAATAACTTTCAGGTTAAAACAAAAGAGTTCGAGTTTATATTTTCTCTCAATACTCCTGTTTATATATTCTTAGATGATACGTATTACATTAATAGGAATACAAGTATATGTGAATATACTTGTCGCACTTCAGGTCTCATATTCTGGTATAAAAATCAGAAACTTATTAACTCTTATCAACGAGTTTTCCCAGAAAAGACGATTACAAATATTGATTCTAGATTTGTAAATACAGATGTATTCAAGGATTGGGGATTACAAAAAGTGTATGATATTGTCATGTATGGCTCACGCATTTATTACTATGAATACAAGAGAGAGAAAAATGACTCTATTCAAGATTATATTAAAAAGTATGAACAATATACTAATACTGAAGTGACAACAGATACAAAAATAAGTTTTTATCCACTTCGTTGTAAAATGTTGTCTGTTTTGGAAAAACTAAAAGATAAATATAGGATTAAAATTGTAACTGAAGCATGTTATGATTCTCCCTTAGCTAATGAAGATTTATCCCAACTAATTAATCAATCATATATGACAATAACATGTTCCTCTATTGCAGATGTACTTCTTCATAAATATCTTGAAATATCTGCATCAAATTCTGTAGTCTTAGGGGATATCCCCAGTGATTATAATGACCTTTTCAAGGGAAATATAGTTGAATTAGATTCATTTATGAGCGAAGAAAGAATAATAGAGATTATAGACAACGCTCTTGAAAATAAAGAACAACTCATAGAAATGAGTAAACGTTTATCTCAACGTGTGAACATAGAACATAATTTACATCGAGCAAGTGAAAGTTTTACCCGGGTTATTGACGAGTTGTGTAATAAGTAATATTAATATTTTTCGTTACAACATATAGAGTTTTTACTATATATTGTATATAATGACGCGTTCGAGTACAGACCCAGATCCTAAGTTTAAAACATGTTTTGGCGATGCTGCATCCTATTCACACTACTATAATGCGTTGGGTAATATTTCCATAGAGGATTTTAAACGCAACACTGATATTACTGATATCACAGAACATATAGGAGACCTCCAAATTAGACATGGAATAGATATGTATAATGGAATAATAAATATGAATATGATAGATGAGTACACAATACTTAGACTTATTAAATTAAATGATGAACATGGTAATACATTACGTGTGAAAATAATAGATGGTTTATGCGAATGTTCGCCAAATTCAATTAAGTATATCTACTATGGTTTGTTAGTTGTGAGACATATACTTGACCTAAAAATATCAAATATGGATTTTATAGAAGTGGGAGGAGGTTATGGTGGTCAATGCGTAATTCTAAATGAATTATTTAAAATGTTTGGTATTCAAATCAATAAATATATTTCCATTGACTTAGATAACGTAGTAAAATTCCAGGAAAAGTATGTCAATTTATGTGGTTCATATAAAAATTGCGAGTTTATTTCATATGAAAATTACAAGTCCTACTCATTCAATACAGACTCATATCTATTGTCATCGTATTGTTTATCTGAATTAAGTGATGATACTCGTAAGGATTATTATGATAATTTGCTACGATATACAAACCATGGAATAGTTATCTGGAATAATCCTTATTGCGTTGACTTACCTAAAAATCATACAGAGATTGAACATTCATGTCACGACATTGTGGGAAAATTTTTAAAGTTTTAAGCTAATACCGGTACATTGTATCTTTTTGTATACATTTCCATTCGGGTAAATAATGTTCGAACTCTCGCTGTGGTTTCATTTCATAATCAAGTAATTGTCCCCACCATATTCGTAAAGAATCTCGTGGATACAAAACCTCTTTTTTTGGATAACAATTTAAATATGCACCCCACCATGCAAAAGTGGAATGGGATATAATATTATGTTTACATAGCATCATTGTCCACAAATCCATATAATCATTATGCTCATTTACGATTGTAAATGGAATATTTTGGTCATCAAACCAACCTCTAATTTCGTCGTGATTATTAGAAAATACAAAGAAATGTATATTATTATATTTTTCCTTAAAATATCTAATAGAATCTATAAAAAATTTACGATTATAGTTAACATTATTTGCATAATTCATTCTTACATGAATAGAAACTGATATTATTTCCCCATCAAATATTTCAGGATATTGTACACGTACATATTCCTCAAAATTTGTTGATGGTTTAAATAAATCATATAACTCAAGACGATGATCTTGAAAATATAAAAACGATTGTAAATATCCATTTATCTTAAGATTAACATTTTTTTGTGAAATAACATTGTTATGAAATTTTTCATCATATATTTCTCCACTATCATGCTCCTCAGACACCATCTTATATTCTATCTCTGGGTATGGACGATTATCAAAGTATTTAAATATTTTATTAAAAATAGATGTATCATGGTCAAAACCAAGTTCTCTCAATTTATCTGTATATATCCGCAATTCTCGTAAATCCATTGTTAGATTATATTTTCTAGAAAATGCATATTGTGTTGCAATTTGAAAAAGTGTGTTTCCAAGTCCCGTATCTTTTGTAGATATACTTCCTTCTACCAAATGCTTAATATTACAACTGATGTATTTTGTCATTTTTGTAATATTATAATTTAAAAATATTTATGTTTTTACCAACCATCTTTAATTTTTGTTACCATATAAGTTAAATCATCTTCCGTAAGCCACCAACCAACTGGAATACATATAAGTTCTGTTTCTAATTCGTCCATATTAGGTAATGAACATTGAAAATGTTCCACACAAGTATTTATATCATTACGATTATGTACTTGACTTGTACCTATTCCATGTTCTTTCATCTTGTTTATAAAACTTAGTTTACGTTTGACCTTCATAGTAAACAACCAAGCAGACGTTTCTCTATCATCTTTGTATTCCATTAACGTAATATCAGGAATATTGTTAAGTTGAGAATGCAAATACAAATTATTTTTTCTGTTTTTACTGAGTATTTCATTTACATGAGGTAAATTATTTAACCCGATAGTTGCATTGATATCATTCATATGAAATTTATACCCCCATTCTATAATATCATTCTCCATGCGGAAATCTTTTCTATTATAGTTGCGTTTACTACGATCAATTCCAAACCATCTCAAAAGACGACATCTTTCGTATAATTTATTTGTTGGAAGAGTTATTAACCCTCCATCTCCACATGTAAGATGTTTAATTGCTTGAAAGCTAAATACACAAATATTTCCATGGTTTCCCAACATTTTTCCCTTGTAAGTTGCACCAAAGGCATGAGCACAATCTTCAACAATCATAAATTTATATCCATACTTATCATAATGTTCGTCTTGTAACTTACTTAATTCGTCTAAATCAACAGGGTACCCACCCCAATGTACCAGATAAAGTACCTTTGTATTTTTAGTTAGTTTATTTCTTACATCATCAATTGAAATATTTGCAGTTGAGTTATCTGTATCTATCCATTGTAATTTACATTGATTAGCAAGAATTGCAGCAGATGTGGCAAAACAAGTTAATACAGGAGTCATGACAACATCATTCTTTATATCAAAACCTGGCCATTCTAATTCATCATCAGGCTCCATTAATAGTCGCATAGCTAATGTAAGTCCACCCGTTGCAGAATTCGTTGTTAAAATACGTTGATTACCAATAAATTCTTTAAGTTCATGTTCAAACTCTTCTACCTTAGGTCCTTCTGTAAGAAAACCAGAACCAAGAACGGCATTAATTGGTTGTTGAACATCTTCGCTCATAAACACCTTAAAAAGTGGAATATTTTTTTCTGCGTTCATCTAAACTACTATATGAAATTATGTTGTATATTTAAATCCTTACGTTTGCATATTATTATAATATTTAGTTATTATAGTATGATTTACCCAACATTTAACATAAGTAGTATCAAATTACGATGTGAAAATGACCTAATGCAATTTTATAACACTTATAAAATAAATCCTCAAGATCCTGGTTTTCAGGAGGTCACTTCGTTTAAATTATATGAAGACCCAAGTATGACCAAACAAACAATGCAAACCAATATTCAAGATAAATTAAATATGTTATTACAACTAGACGGAACCGATATATCGACATTCGATTATGCGCATAATGTTATTCATCAAGATGATATTACCCAAAAAAAGATGTGGATAGTGCGTACATTTATATTTTACCAATTATTATTGTATGTAACCATTACTTTAATGAATCCTGGTTTATATAATCAAGTATATAACGACACTTCCAAATTTCCTTTTAGAGAAGATGTTATTGATGAATTAAATACATTTCAAATGGGAATATTTGGTAGTATAACACCTCAGTCAGACATTGATATTGGTATTCAATACTCTGGAAATACTTTGACAAAACCTGCCCTTGCGTATGTGGTTTCCAGATTTGAGAATTCTTTTTTGGAGTTTACAAATCTTAATAGTCTTCAGTTTGATATTGAAACATACGCTGATATGATGACACTTACTAAAGAAGTTGTTCAAAAAGGAGGTCGTAAAGCAGTTAGTATAACATCAGCTAATGCAAATAAAGCACTTCCATTAGAGACGTTTAAAGCCGAAGCAGAATTAATACCTACAAGAGATACACAGGATTATTTTTATTTAGATACAAGTAATTTTACTTTACAGCATTTTCAAAAAACACTTATCTGTGCAGGAACAAGTATATTACGTAATGCCGTACTTTTTCAAATGGATGTTCTTGGACGTTCCCTCACGAAGGAAGAAATTGTAAACATTGTAACTAATTACAACATTGGCGATGCAATGAATACTAATGAGGTATTTGGTTATTTTTATAACGATATTAAAGGAGACCTAACTGGTGACTGGTTAGAAAAAGCAAAACCAATTGTGATTGATTATATGACATCAAATTATGACTCTGGACGTTATCGTTATTAAGACCTTGTAAACATTGCTGAGCAGGGGAAATTTGAAGCAACAAGTTTGCCTGGAATCTTAACACCTGATGTAATATGTGACCTTATTATTAATATTGGAATGGCGCTTACATATCGTATGGAAAGTTATACTTGTGCTCCAACAGTAATACACGTGGTAAGAATATTACAGGCATCTAAAAAAGACGCTGAGAAATATAAAACTATTACTCCAAAATCATATTGTATTGGTGAAATAAAAAGTCTTGACCCATTTTGTAGTATTGGAAAATATGGATATGCTTTAAGTTGTCTTGAACAGATTGGCTATGTATATCGCTTTTATAATACTTATTGCATTGAAGGAGCACACTATAATAAAGCAAAATGTGACAAAAAATTACTTAAATATATAACACGTTTTGAAAATGGGTATTTCTTTTTTGTCCAATATAATACTACATTCTTGTTAGGAGGAGAAAAAGTATATACCCGTCGAAAATTTATAAATATGGTGAAACGACGAAAAGAAATGAATCGTCGTCACACTGGAAAGAAAAAGAAAACAATAAAACGTCGTATTAGAAAGAAAACACGCAAACATCGTAAGCACTAATGTAATTACACAAAAAACTCTCCTTGCATTCTAAAGTACTCAAAAAAAGGCACTAGTATATCTTTCATATTTGTGCGTGTAAACCATTCTCGTTGTTTTTTCAACATGATATTGCGTTCGTTTGCGCTCATGTTGAGACATTGTTTTGTTAAATTAACAAGATTTTCATATGTAGATATTGCCAAATATTTTTCTATATCTTGTAGCCAATATTCTACACCTTTGTCCATTTCTCTCGGCGTTTCTGTAATTAACAAAACATCGTTGGATAATAAAATAGTGTTACGATAATAATCAAAAATTACGTTGTAGTCATAATATAATACATTTATCACTATCTTACTTCGCTCTATAAGCTGGCATAGCTCTTCATTGGTGGCTCCGTGATGGGAATCAACTATGTAAACATTACATATTTCTTTTAGTTTGTTTAGAATATCAAGACGGCGGTCGTTTAAACCACCATAAAAAAGTACGTCAATATCTTTACTTTCCCATCGTCTCTTATTATTGTCTATATTTTCAATATAATAACCTTCAAGGTGTTCATTGTAAAGAAGTGGTAAGAACAAAGTCAAGATAGAAGGATAGTATTTTTTGATACTTCGATAATTAATAATATTGTATTCAATAAGTAATATGTTTTTCTGTGTACGTTCTTCAAGAATTTGAAAAATATTTTTAGCTCCTCTATTTTCCCAGTATTCAGTGTTTACAATTAAATAATTTGCTGGGCTATTTAATATATTATCAAGTATAATTTGACTATTTTCATAAAGAGTTATATCGTATATATTCAATAACACGATTGTTGATGGGTCGTGGTTTACGGAATAAATATCATAAATATATTCTATCTTAGTTATCATATCATTTACATAATATTCATTTAAGACATGATATACACAATCCCTAAACAACATAAATGGCATATATGTTTTACAGAAATCATTAACTACATGAATTTGGACAAGCATAGTTATATTTTATTATTAATAAATTTATAATATGTTACCTCATAATATTTTATGTTAATGTAACAATATAAAGTTTTTGAAAGTATACATTTAATGCCTCCACGAAAAAATAAGGATAATATTACGTATAAATTAAAAGAAGTTCCTCAAATTGAAGAAGTCAATATTGACGATATTATGAAAAATTTTGATAGTATAACATGTGAGGATATTAAAGGAGAACAAACACAAGATGAAGAATTTTTATCTGCACCGATAACATTTTCAATAGATACAGATTATTATTTTGCTCAAGTAAAAGAATATGATTTAAATAATACGACAAAACAATTAATAATGATTAACGATTATTATAAACTTGGAAATACAATAAAATTAAAGAAAATGGATATAATTGAGAGAATAGTCTGTTTTGAAAATGATGAAGAAAACGCAGAGATTGTAGGTAGAAGACAAACTCTATGGTTTTATTTACATGAGTTAAAGAATGACCCACTTACTAAAAAATATGTATTATCCGTGTAATATTTACCTTGGCAAATATATATATGAAACGTGTATTTAGTGTTTGTCTATGGGGTGACAACGATAAATATAATGTAGGTGCAATTATAAACGCAGACTTGTGTAAATTGTATTATCCTGATTTTGAATATTGGATTTATATTCACGAAGATTCGGTTCCCTTATCTACAATTGAAGCACTTAAAAAAAGGCACTATGTAAAAATCATTTTAAAAAATCAAAAATTATACGAATGCAACCCAATGTCGTGGAGATTTGAAGCAATTGATGATCCAGAAGTTGAACTTATGATATCAAGAGATGTAGATACTATTATTTTGGAAAGAGAAGTTGTAGCTACAAATGAATGGTTAAAATCTGGAATGTTATTTCACATTATGCGTGACCACCCTCATCATAGACGATGGCATATATTTGCAGGAATGTTTGGCACACGAAAAATACCAGAAATTCCTTCTTGGACAGACTTAATTGCACGTCGAGATTTTAGATGCCAAACAGCTGACCAAGATTTATTGGAAAAATATATTTATCCGGTGGTCTATAACAAATCACTTATCCATGATAATTTTTGGAGACCAGAAGAAAATTGTCAATATTTTACAATAAAGTATAATAGTCAATGTGATTTTGTTGGTATGTATGTTTTCCCTGATGGTTCACGAAGTAAAAGTCATATGGAAATTATACAAGAAGAAGTACACAAATTAAAAGAAAAAGGTATTCATCTATGAATAATATTAAATACTTTATGTATAGAGTATATATGGTATTATCAAAAATAGATAGCAGTGTTAGTTATCCAGAACTGAAGAGAGCAAATCCAGAAGATGCTGAAATGGAAGCTGACCTATATGTTGTACAATTGAAAGGTGTAGAAGTTGTAATTGCATTAGGTAATTCTCGTGATGATTTTAAAAAGAAAAACCTAATCTACTTTCCCATTTATCTTGTAAAATCTAATAATAAAGTGGTTCAAGTTGGGGTATACGAGATACAACAGAATCGTTTGGGGTCTTATTTAGATAAAGATGGTGACCTGGATTTAGAAAAAGTAGGAGATCCACTTATATATAGCTTTGCAACAAAGTCGTTTCTTGAAAATAAACGAATGTTACCACCAAATGATGAAGAAACCGATGATGAGAAAGAAACACATAAAAAGAAAAATGATGAAAGTGATAGTGAAGATGAAGAAGATAATGATAAATCACAACTTTCACAAAAAACAAAAAAATCTATGCACACACATACAATTCCAGAAGACCGGGCAGATATTTTCATATTGACAAAAGGTGTAGACATTCCACCTGCGTTAAACGAAGAAACAAAAGAAGACGCTAAAAATATAAGAGAAAAATACAAAGAAGATAAAAGTCATATCTGGATACAAAAGTTTATGAAGAATCCATACTATGGCATTGTAGATAATGAAGGGGAAGGTGATTGCCTTTTCGCTACAATTCGTGATGCATTTTCTCAGATTGCACAACAAACTTCCGTTGCTAAGATACGCAAAAAATTATCAGAGGAAGCCACACAAGATGTATTTTCCAATTATCGTGAATTATATGATATGTACAATACATCTATTATTCGCGACACAGATAGTATAAAAAAACTTGCAAAAAGTTATGTTGAAATAAAAGACAAGTTTTCTAACACAATTGAACGTGATGAACAAAAGATTCTTGTAGAAGATGCTAAAAAGGTGCAAAATCAACACGATTCACTTGTTCGTGAAAAGAAAGTAACAGCTGAAATGCTAAGCGAGTTCAAGTATATGAAAAATATTGACACTCTAGAAAAATTTAAAAAATTTATTCAAACATGTGATTTCTGGGGTGAAACATGGAGCATCTCCACACTTGAACGTATATTGAACATTAAATTTATTTTACTATCTAGCGAAGCGTATGCATCAAAAGATAACGACAATGTTCTAAATTGCGGACAACTTAATGATATCATCTTACAAAATAAGGGTTATTTCAACCCAGATTATTACATTATTGTAGAATATACTGGTTCTCATTACAAGCTGGTTTCTTACAGAGACAAACAAATTTTTAAATTTCCTGAAATTCCATATGATATCAAAAAATTGATTGTGGACAAATGTCTAGAACGCAATGCAGGTCCTTTTTCACTTATTAAAGATTTCACTGACTTAAAAAAGAAAGTAAAATCATCATCTCCTTCAACAAAGGGTGATGACGAGGAAACTGCATTTGAAGTTGAAGAACTATCTGATTCCAAATTGCGAGGATTATATAACGATGATATTGTATTTGCAGTTTATGCGAAATCTGCTTCAAAACCTAAACCTGGTAAGGGAAGTGGTGAAAAAATACCTAAAAATTATGACGCAAAACAATTTGTAAAATTAGCTGTTATACCAGATTGGCGTCGTAAGTTAGCAAATACATGGGAACAACCATTTATGTTAGACAATCACAAATGGAATAGCGTGGAACATTATTATCAAGCATCTAAATTTAAAAAGGATAACCCAGAATTCTACTTGAGTTTCAGTTTAGACTCTGGAACCGAATTGTCAAAAGATGTTGATATGGCAATTGCTGCAGGCAAAAAATCAGGAAAATTTAGAGGAGAATTAATACGACCCAAGCAGGTTGTTGTAGACCCAGATTTCTTTGGAGAGCGTTCAAGGCGCGAAATGCATGATGCTCAAGAAGCTAAATTCACACAAAATGAAGATTTAAAAAATATTCTTATGTTGTCTGACAATGCTAAGATAATAGAACATAAACGAGGTAGAGAACCTGAGGTTTATGATTCATTAATGATAATTCGTGAAAAAATAAAGAAACCTGAAGAATAATATATATTTCAAATGTATATAGTAATGAATATTGGATATAATTCTAAAAGGAACGGGGCTAATAGAAAATTTTCTATTAATTACCAACAAAGTTCTCGTTCTAAGGCTAAGAAGATAACAAATATTCGTCATCATAATATCAAGACATTAAATACATATTATATAAATATATCTATCAATTTAATCATGGGATTAACAAATCAATTATATATATTAATTTATGGTATATGTAAATGTATAAATGATAAAAAAAACTATTTGATAGTAGATAATTTTTTAATGGATGCAACTACCAATATTCCTAGACGTACATTAGTTTCAAATGTATTGTACTTACAAAAAATAAATGCATATGTAAATAAAACATATAATTTAATATTAATAGATTCAAATGATGGAAAAGATTTTATAAAATCAGTACCACATTTAGATGGATACGTACATATAGCAGATTCCCTTGTAAACACTGAACTAGGTCTTGAAATCTTTAAACGTATATATTTTCATCCTAATATACTTAAAATGCGAACACAAATAATAGGAAATATTATTAAGTCTCATCAGCTTCCTGTTCATATTAATATTATACATGTAAGATTAGAACAAGATGCCCTTTTACACTGGGGGGGAATAAATAATATGACAACCCAACATTTTCATGACAAGGTTGCTGATAAATACATTCAACTAATTAATACATATATAGATAAACGCGATATTACAATTGTGTTATGTAGTGATACAAAAAATGAGATTTCAAAATATCTTCGTGTAAATGAATACAACTCTTATTTACTTCCAAAGTATCATCTTTTTCGTGAATATAATGCAATAACTGACTTAGTAACTGGTAAATTTTGTAATAATGTTTTTATTGGAAGTGGTGGTTCTACATTCTCACATATGCTTCAACGTTACCATGGAAATAATGTAAAATATCATTCTATCAATTTAAACAAAATAGTATGAATCATGTATATTTGTCTGCATTATATGTATACAATTTGTTAGAAAGTTCTTCGTCTTTTATCTCATTCATACGATTATTTAAATCGGTAAAATTAGATATTGCATCTGTATATTTTGATGTATTTTTACCATATAGTTCTTCCATATTTTGTTCATAATAATTTTTTGACATTAAATAACAATTTAAATGTAATTCTAATATTGAAAAAGCTTTTTCAGTAAAAACAAAGTTATTAGCCTTTTGTCCATTAGATAAATAGTATATATTATTTTTTGATAACTCAACAGACCCTCCCTCTTTTAGTATACTTACTAAATTTCTTGTTCTGCAAATAACACGCCCATTATCCTCAATAGTAATCCCATCTACTTTCTCACGAGTAATAAAGGATTTTTTAATTTCACTAGGTTGTTCAATATAATTGTTCGAACCAAAATGTATACATGGTATCCATATTTTTTCTACATTATTATCAAGTCTTTTCAATATGTCATAAACTTGAAAATATCGTCTTCCTCTTGAAAACATATATTCTTGAATACCCACAAAAATAACCCATTCTGTTGTTTCTTTTAAAATATTAAGGTATAGATTATTTATTAATTTACCATCAATATTTGGTAATTTTGAATTTTGTTTCTTAATAATTGTAACATATTCCTGATAATTACCTACTAACTTATATGTATCATCTGTAGTATTGTCGTCAACTAAATATATATGGTCGACGCCTTCGGCAAGATAATGTTCTATCCATTCTTTGAGTATAGTTTCATTGTTTTTAATAATAGTCACAACTGATAATTTATACATATAACTAGTATATACTATAACCGAAGAAATATAAAAAGTGCGTATATAGTATATACACCATGAAGATAACCAAACAATCCAATAATTTGTTAGACTTTTTTGCAAAAAGTCCATGTATACAACCATTTCCTAGAAAGACTCCACAACTAGATAATATACTCACAATGTTATATAATGATATTGTAGAAGCATACAATTATATTGGACGCAATCTTGCTGAACCACATATAGTTGTTAAAGAAATAGAAACAGCAAATGGTATCCCATACCCGAGTATGTTCCCTGCACATAGTTTTCCACCAGATGTACGTAATCATATTAATATTACATCGGCGCAAAGCATTGAATATACTACAAATCTACTAGGAAGGGATATAACATTTTATTTTGTATTAGAACAAGTAACCCATACAAATGTAAAAAAATATATTCATTATGCTCAAAATATGTTAGCTTGGCTTTATATCGTAAATCAATATGCTAAATCAAGTTGTTCGCGAAGGCTGTGTGTATATATTTACATGACTAGTTTAACAAAAAATATTCCTCAGAGTAATATTTCTGTATTGGGAGAAAGTCATGCAAACACTGCTTTTACGTCAACTTGTCCTGTAAACTCAGAAATTATTATATTCCGAAAAGAAGAATGGTTTAAATCATTTATTCATGAAACGTTTCACAATTTTGCACTAGATTTTTCAGATATGGACAATACAGAGTGTCATAAAAAAATAAGAAGCCTTTTCCCAGTTGAATCACTCGTGAACCTTTTTGAATCTTATACCGAATTTTGGGCAGAAATTATAAATATTTGTTTTTGTTCTTATTTGTCGTTGAAAAATAAATCACGTGTTAATGAATACCTAAGGGAGTGCAAGGAATTAATTGAGTTAGAAAGGGCATATGGCGTATTTCAAATGGTAAAGGTTCTTGGATATATGGGGCTTACATATAAATGTTTATATTCCAAAGATGAACAAAATGAGACATTACGCAACACTCTGTATCGTGAGGAAACCAACATATTAGCGTATTATATCATTAAAAACATCCTTATGGTACACGCAGATAAATTCTTAGAATGGTGCAAAATAAACAATACATCCTTGATGCAGTTTAATAAGTCTGGCAATAATCAGAATAAATTCTGTATGTTTATTAAAAATAATTATAAATCGTCAAAACTTCTCAGTTTAGTAAAATGCAATGAAGAATATATTGGGTCCCTCATCCATTCCAGACCAAAAACGAAAAAAGACAAATCTAGACTTCTCTTTTTACTAGATACTATGCGAATGACAATATGTGAACTTGGATAAAATACTAAAGTTAGTTTTCAGTAGATTGATTAATACGATAAATGGTGCGATTTCTTAAGTTATATCTTACTATTTCATCTGAAAAATAATATTTTTTGTATTTTTTATCTAGATTTTTTTTAAAATTATTATTTATTTTCTGTTTACGTTTTTGATAAACTTCTTTCCATATACGCCACATTCTATTTTTTTCACTTTTAATATCCAATTCAGTTTTCTTAGGTTCTTCCAACATATTCAATGGCAAAATTGGGATTATAAAAGGACTTATAAGTGAGTACGAACTTAAAAGAATACAGAATGTTCTTATTGCATTAAACCATTCAAATGGAGACTGCATTTATACATATATCAATAATTCTTATTTAATTTATTTTACAAAAAATACATATGTAAAATAAATCAAGGAACATAACGAAATTTATCAAGTCTAGTTTTAATGTCTGTATCATAATCAATATCATCATATCTATCGTTACTATCTTCTCTTTTTGGCAGATTATTATACATTTTTAAAAGTTTTTGACTGCATTTTTCAAAAGTTTTTGGTTTACGAATTTCTTCAACATAATCAACCGGTGATTGTATAGGCTCTGGTTCTTCTAACGTAAGTTTCATTTTTTCAACCAATATTTTACGTAATTCTTCTAATTCTATTCTAAAAAATTCACGTGAATTGTTCTCTCTATATGAAGAGAGAAAAGAATGAATACGTGATTCTAATGAACGCCCATCACGAGATTTTATTATAAATTCTATATGAAATGGCGTCGGAACCCCTGTTGTGTATAATTGTTGGGCACGTTTATTAGGATTATTTGTTGTCCAACCAACTTTAAGTAAATTAGAATCAAATGATTTATTAGTCATACAATACACATATTCAATATTAGATTCATTCATATACTATTTACATATTTCATTCTAAATTAGTAATGTAATTATTAAATTTACATTGACGTTGACTTATCAATAATGGTATTACTTGCAATTTTACGTATAATCTTTCCAAATTCCTTCTTTTCTGCGCATGCATCCGCAGGACCAAGTGATTCTATCATCATTTTAAGGTATATATCATTTTTATGATTGTTATATTCCTTACATCCTGGATTTTCTTTTTGCCAATTGTCCATAAGCATAAGATTCTTATTTGAGAGATCTTTGATAGCTTTTTTTAGCCTGTCTTTATTATCATCTTTTTCCCATGCATCTTTATCTTTGATATGTAATACTTCTCTCTTCAAATCACTACAATGAATAGGACGCTTTGTTATATCAAGTTCATTCAAACCTTTGACAAACATACGAGATATCCCCTCTGCATAACCAAGTTCCCCCACTTTTTCTAAATCCTGTAACGTTAACTTGAGAGAATTCACAAAATCAGTAATATTCATCGCATCTTTACATGTCTCGTTTAAGAAAAACTGCAGATTAAAGGTCTTGTTATGAGAATTTGTGTGATTAGTATTGTGAGAATTATTAACATTACTTGAATGTGTATTTGCATTAAGATTAGCTAATTGAGTATATTGTTCGTGCATTATTTTCATCATCTCTTGATTTTGTGAGACAAGAATCTTAATTAGTTCTTTATCATTAGTTGCGTCATCGTTATTGTCATTTTCGGCATTTGATTCGTTATCATTAACAATGTCATTATTAGAAAGCAACTTTTGACATCTTTTTTTGTGACGAGACAGACCAGAAGGATGGTTGTAAATTGCGTCACAATAGCTGCATTTATGATAAAAAACTTGTTGGGCAACTTTTTCGTTATCATTAGTTACCATCGAGTTACCATATAGGTGTTTACGTGACGTTTGATGTTTATCCCAGCTACTCTTTTTAGATGTATGATAGTCACATTTTTCACAATAATATTTTTGAGCAACTTTTGAGGAGCAACTTAGGGTAACTTTTACCATATTATGCCTTAATATAGGGTAACAAAAAAGTTGCTCCAAAATGAACGAGTTTTGGGAATAAAAATTTATCGTAACAAATTGTTAGTTTCGACATTCACAATGACACGATAAATTTTCACTTCAGTCACAAAATTAATTTTTCAAAACTTTTTTGAGATTTTCAGAATTGGACATTTTTGTGGACAAAAAAATGTCCATTTTTCGATTTCCCAAAAAACTTTTGGGTGATTTTTTTAACATTTTTGGATATATTCTTTAAGTATCAAATTAAATAATATATTTAAATATAACCATGTTTAATGTTTTCGCATCTTCTTCGTTTTTTTGCGACCATACTTGCAATGTTGACGTTGAGAGAATCCCTTTGGACGTTTACAATTAATGCTTCTTTTATATTTGGCACTCCACTTTCTACCCCTTTTACGTGTACGTTTTGTGTGGCGTTTTGGTCTTTTTTTACCTCCTCTTTTTCTCTCTCCATATTTATTAGATTGTTCAGTAACATCAATAAATCTATTTGTTTGATAACCAATACCAATTGTAGGAATCATAATAAATTTAGTTGCATACCTTTTTAATAAATATTCAAGGTCCATTCTCTTAATTCGTTTGGGTGAAAAAACGGGCTCTTTTGTAAATGAAGCATTTATATCTCTGGGGCTACAACCTTTAATGTCACGACTCACTTTTTCACACACCTCTTGTAACTGGAGTAATGCGTCATCTTTAAGTGCTCGGTCTTCTAATTCTTTACTCATTGGTACACGTTGTTTATCTCTGCCGAAGGGTGCATATGGTTGAATAATAATACAATTGTTCATGTTATATTCATGAGTAATATTTCCATATAAATCATCTACAATGATAGTATTAAATGTATTAAATTCTGGATAATTGTCCCATACGACATGTAAATTCTTAGGACAATCATCACCACAATATCCATCGTCTGCTATTTGTTCAGCCCCCCATGTAAAAAGAAAAAAATCTTCATCCAATCCAAGATTTTTGATTAATAAAGATGCAATGTCTTGTGAATATTCTTGCTCGGAATATGTCCACAATGCAACACTATATTTATCCTTGTTTGAATTATACATCCTAAATAAATCCATTAAATATGGACGCAGAAAAATAACATGGTCTCCTTTATTTACATACTGAAATTGACCCTTTTCATCTTCAGACATGGAATTCCAATTAGTATTAGCTATTTGGTTTTTATTAATAAATTGAATTAAAGTTTCATCTATATCAAATACTATTAATAATTTTGATTTATCACTCATTATAATATATATATATTATATATTATATGACGAGTGTACAAAAATTAGATGAAATTGTATTTAGTGCACAGAATAGCCCAACCATTATTAATAATGAGAGTAAATTTGTAGTGGTGACTTATTGGTGGGGAAGAGGTAATTTAAACCAAAATATTGCGCGCCCGTGTGTATATTTTTATGAACAAATGGTTGATAAAGTCATTAAGTTTGGACTTAATTATTTGTTAATTTTGTATTCTGATAAACTACAAAAAAAGTTTAAACTTGACGACGAGGATATGGTTGAACGTTTATTTTCTCAACATGTGGCTACATTGCCGTCTTTCAATAATATGATGAGTCATTATACAAAAGTTTATATAGGTGAACTTTATACGGATATAGGTATTTTAGATTTAAAAGACCCAGATAATTTTCAAAAGGCTCAACGCATTATAGCCAAAATGAATATTGAAAATACTTCACCAACTGATTATACACTTATCCGTGATAGTAATAATGAAGAAGACTTTAAAAATAAGGTTCAAAAAATAATTCATGCATGTTGTTTTAAAATTTTAGAATTGAACTCTAAGAACGTTGTACAATTGGCTTATGCCAAACAAACTATGGGTAAAATGAAAGAACAATACGTAGAAACATTGGATAAACAACCAATCAATGAAGATAAGAGAAAAAATATCATTAAAAATATTACATTAGCTATGTCTGACAATAGAAAATCACTAATGGATAGTATTAAAAAACGTATACGTGAAAAGATGACAATGGAGGTCCTTGGTACTACTTATGAGGATAGTAATATACTAGACATATTAAATAAACTATTACGTTATCGTTCTGCAATGAAATTTGAGGATATGATTAAACGCTGGGAAATAGCATGTGCAACTGCAAAGTGCAACTATATGGCTGTTGAATATGATTATTTTTCAAGAACAAAACAATACCAAATGGCTATTAATGCCAAGCCTCTTTTTATCAAGCATGCTCTTAAATTATGTGGTAATAGACCAGTCGTCTATATTGATGGAGATATGTTTATACGCAAATATCCTGCTATATTTGATATGCCAAATATAGATTTTATGTCACGTGGTTGGAATATTGACCCTCGTGCAAGTTATAATATTGGTACAAGTATTATGTACAACCCATATAAATTTGAAACATCTGGAGGAATTATGTATTTCTCACATAGTTATGAATCACATAAATTAATGGATTATTGGATTGCTGAAACAGAAAAGCCATATAATAGCGGGAAAGCCGATGATCGTATTCTCTCTATGATTTTTAATGCACAGAAATATTTACTCAACATGACTATTATTCAGCTTCCCATTGAATATTTATGGCTCACATTGGATTATGATGAGCGTATGATGGAACATATATATGATTGGGACAAAAAACTTATGGATTCTACTATTTTTATAGACCACCCTGAGTGTCTAACGAGTGAAGAAACTGCAGAAGGGGCAGGTGCATCAAGTGACCGAAGTCCAAAATTTCATAAATTTTTAGATGCAGAAGAAGACGATATTCCTGTAAGTGAAGAATTTTATGAGGCATTTATGTTTCCCACACAGAATATGGCTGACCAAGTAAAAACATATCACGAGTATATGGCAGAAACACCTTATATTGATGATGGTAATCCACTTCTTTACGAAAAGAAATTGGTTGACCCCAAGAATAAAGAAAACAATGAATACCCTATGTATATTTCAAGTTTCAAAAAAGGTTATGGACCAAAACAGAAGGTTGTAGATAAAAACATGCAGATAGTAAATGAAGAATTAAATGATACATATTGGAGTAGAGGTGTAGGCAAACAAATTTTACAAACCACAATAAATGATGGAAAAACAATTGTACTATGTGAGGCACTTGTTCCTGGAGAAGAATATGTTATACCCATGATAATTTCACTCATGAAACGAAATTATAGTGTAATATATTTACCAAAAGTATGTAGTACTGATTGTTATTTAAATTTAATAAACAATAAAAGACACGACTTAGAACTTGTATTTATTCCCGATTTACAACGAATGACACATATGTTAAAACCTGTCATTGATTTATCTCAGCCGATTTATTTCCGCAATACATCAGAATTATCATTAATGGATAAGGCTCTATCTATGTATAATTCTTTGGATGAATTTTCCCATAGCTTAGAACATGGTAATTATCAAGTTGTATCTCGTATTCGTATTGGGTATGCATTGAAGAGTCAGGGAGAACCTACCTCTGAGAATGATTTACCATGCATTAGGTCCAAATCTCCAACATCGGTTACAGATGCATTAGTAGTTGATACTGATAACAAAGAAAATACATTGAATGTTAATATACAAACAGGAGGACGAGATACGGGTGTATCTAACAAGGCTATTGATGAATATATTGAGGGTCAAAACATTATGTATGGCTCTGGAAAAAAACGTAAACGTGCTATTAAAAATAAAACAAAAAAAAGAAGGAAAACAAAACGAAACAAAATGAAGAAATTAAAAAATACAAAAAAAAGACGTTAATTTTTAGAATATAACAACTATTTACATAAATTCTTCGTTCCATCTTGTTTCTCCATCACATATAGATAACACAAATGGGTCATCAATATCAGTACAAAAACTTGCATGTTCAAAATCAATTACCCAAATTTTATGATTGTTGTCTATTATGAAATTGTATCCCGTGAAATCAGGGTATAGAATTTCACATTGTTTTAATCTTATCATAATTTTTTGTATTTCTCTGAAAACATGTGGGGGTACCTCGTTAGCATCATCTCCATATATGTCACTTACAGACATTCCATGTATTTTCGCCATCACCATTGTTTTTTCTTTTTTATCATATAATACTGGTTTAGGAGTATTAAGACCTCTTATTTTTAGATGGTGTACGTATTTTTGCAGGAAGTATTCTTTTTCTTCTACACCCTTTTTAATATAGTATGCTTCTGGTGATCTTAAGTATCGGTCCATTGTTATTATATTATGTGTGTAAAGAATGTGTCACCAAAACGTTTCATTTTTTTAGATATAAAAATACTAATTAATAAACATTGAATCATCTAAATAATTTGAAAAAGTTGTATTAAAAATATTTTTTAGTGTCATTCCACAAAATTCACGAAATGCCCCATATGAAGAACCCTCGAAATCGTCATATAATTTATCTGGGTCTATCACATACAAAATAATATTTGAGTCATCAGGAATTTCGTGTTTAATAAAATCAAACCATATGATATTAAAATTTTCACCATATTTGATTTTATAAAATTTTTCAAATTCTATAATTCCGTTAAAAATATTATTGTGGTAGTACTTAGTACGATGCATTGTGTTGTATAAATAATCTTCGTATATACATACAAAGTATTTGGTTGAACCATCTTTCATAATATTACGAAATCGTTCAATTCGTCTCTCATATTCCGCAACACCAGCGTCTCTATTTTTGTTTACATGTGCCAATAATATGTCATATTTATTCATAACAGCATCTTGATTGTCTTGATATTCATCTGGAATATAGTCCTTAAAATCTTCAACAATAGCATGTTGTAGTTTGTAAGGATATCCACTATTTATCCAATCAAATGGGAGAGAAAATTTACGCAATCCAGCCATTTTACATGCAATTGCACTCGTACATCTATGTCCAAACGGAATTATTGTATAATTACTTTCTGGAACAAAGTGTTCTTTTTTTGAAGCATTATATTCGGTATATGAAAACATACTTAATATATATTAAAAAAATCTTTTTTAATATATTTTTTATAAGTTATATAAATAAATTGTTAATCAATTATGGTGGTGGTGGGAGACCACCTCCGCCGTCATTAGCCATTAGGTTGTGGTTGAGGTAATGGTGATGGAGGAGTGGGTACTGGTATAGGTACAATGGGTACAGGAATAGTTGAATTTGGTATAGGATATGGGAATGGAATAGGGAATGTTGTTGGATTAATATCATTATAATTAACATCAACGTAATCCCTCAGTGTCAAATTATATATTTGTGCATTTGAACACGTTCCGTTTTCTAAAATAACATTATCAAAATGAAAGTAGTTCAAGTATATTTTAGATATTCGGCTATTACGTGGATTTGTACCTTCATTTGCAACATATACATTATTGTTATTATCTACTGCCATAACACCTGGCCATTCTATTGCACCTGCACCAATGTATGGACGAAAAAGTTCGGTGACATTATTACTTTTTTCATCTCTTGCCACATATGTCTCACCATATAAGGGTACAAATGATAAATCAAAATTTGTATATTGTACAGAATCTAACTCTTCAATTAATGCACCGCTTGGATCAGTTTCCGTGATATATGTTGATTGGGGCATAATAATACATTAAATACAGATTATAATTTTAAAAATGAAACATATGTGATGCTCTTTATCACGTTAAATACATGGGTGTAAAATATTTAAATAAGTACTTGGTAACACATTGTAAAAATGACATTGTGTTAACACATATGTGTGAATGTAAAAATAAAATTCTTGTTGTAGATATTAGTATATATATGTATAAATTTCAAATGTCAGGTTCGTTAATAGATAATATGTATATAATGTTGAACCTTTTTGAAAAATATAGTATTATTCCTATCTTTATATTTGATGGTAAACCTCCTCCTGAAAAACGTAATATGATAAATAAACGCTATTTGGACAGAGTTAATGCAGAAACAGAATATAATGAATTATGTAAAAAAATAAATGATGATATCATGACTGCAGAAGATAAACGCAAGTTAACCAATGAACTTAATCTATTGAAAAAGAAATGCGTTTATATTTCCAAAATTGATATTGAAAAAGTACAAGAGCTGATAAGTGCATATGGATATTCTTATTGTGTGGCTCCAAGTGAAGCAGATGAACTATGTGCCACATTCGTAAAATGTGGATATGCGTGGGCATGTATTAGTGAAGATATGGATATGTTCGTATATGGTGTTCCTCGAGTACTAAGATATCTAAGTTTAATAAATAATACCTTTGTATTGTACAATACACACTCTATATTAAATACCCTTTCCATTACACAAGATGAGCTAAGGTATTTGTGTATATTGTCTGGTACTGATTATGATATAGATAATGATAACAATATAAACCATGTGTTTGAACTATTTTACAAATATAAAGATAGTAAATGTGAAACAGAGTTTTATTATTGGTTAAAAAATAATGAAACAATTAAGCTTCCAGAAAAAAACGCTATAAAAGATATAAACGACATGTTTTGTAAAGTTAATAATAAATGTGAGTTTATTGTTAAAAATTATAAACAGAATAATGATTTCAAAAAAGTTTTTAAAATAAAAAAAATATTGGAAGATGATGGATTTATTTATCCAATTTAATATTAGGTTTGAGTTTTATCTAACTATAGTATATGGGTAAGACACGTAAACATTTTTTTCGTAAATCTTTAAAAGGAAGAAAAAAACGCACGAAGAAAAATAAAAATTTAGTAAAAAGGGTTTATAGAAAGAGCATAAAGAAGAAAAGAAAGCAAAGACGAAAACGCGTTACTCGTAAGAGACGAGCAGGTGGTCCTAAAAAGGACGCATGTGATATAGAAAAATTCAAAGAATTACAACGTAGATTAGTGGAAGGTCCTCAATCAGCACAATATAGTTCTATGCGTAAAGATTCATTAAAGCAAAAAGATATTCCAACTCTTATTAGTATGTTATCAATTGAACAAAAAGAGTATTTTGAAAATAATAAAAATGCCCTTTTTAAAGATAACAACCAGAAAAAGATATGGTTAGTAGACACTTTGGATACAAAAGATGCTAATGAAATTGCTGAACAGGATTATAGAGAATTGTATAATATGTGTGGGATGCAAGAAGAACCTGGTGTGATGCCATATCATATTTTTGATGTGCAGGATACATTGCAAAGGTCAAAGCCAATAGACAGATACAAGGATAAAAGTACACAACAATTATTAAATGATATTAAAAAGTCAAATGAATTGTACAAAGAACAAAAAAAGAATAAAGTTCCAGAAGAATATTTAAATAAAACTATGCAGGATAAAATTGTAATGTTAAATGCACTTGTAAATGTAGTAAATGAATGGAGGCAAGGAGGGTATGCCGGTGTAGGAGAACCTAAGTTTAGAATTGGTATTTTTAAATTGGATGCAGAAGATATGATGTATCCTCGACCTCAGTTTTTGAAAACATGGCAGGAGAATTGGACAAGTTCTATGGGAACTACTGAAGGAAGAGGAGTGAATGCTATTAATCGCACACTTAATATGAACAGAAACATTAATCGTCCTGAAAACTTGAATACTTCACCTATTTTTCTTACATTAATTGATCACGTTGCTGTAATGATGCGTGAATATTATAAAGATTATGACGAAATGAAAGAATCTCAAGAATATAAGGATGTTAACAAACAACATGATGAGGCTGTACGAGTACGTCAAAAAGAACGTAGTGAGATGCACAAAATGGAACAACAAGAAAAGGGTATGAGAGATTTAATAAAAAAGGAAAAAATTGCAGAAGAAGATGCAATTATTGCTACAGAACAAGCATTACGTGATGAAGAAGAAACTGAAAGTCACGGAGAGGATTTCGGTAAAATTAAATGGTCTGCATTACAACGTCGTTCTAAAAAGTCTGGACTACCTATTGCAGTAGAAGAATACTATGACGATGGACGACTTATTGCAAAAACATATAATGATCATAAAAGAAGTTTTGACCCAAAATATGATTATGGTTATGCATATGTTGATTTTGATACACCTGCTGAAGTTAGTGAAGCATATAAGTTATTAAAAAATAAATACCCTATTCAAAATGCAGAAGCTGCAGCAAGACGAACTAATGTACGAGATGCCGTTATACGTGCAACATCCACGTTAAAAATGCCATGGTATAGACGGCATAAAAACGACCCTGATGTTAAGATGCAACGTCAGTTTTCTAGATCTAATCCAGGAAAAAGTTATGTAAATCTTTTCAAAAGTGATTATTATGCAACAGATGGAAAACCTAGAGTTGCATGGATGGTTGATGATAACAATGTACCTATTGTAGACCAACCTACTGATGCACCAGCAGCTACTGCACCAGCAGCCACTACACAGGCTCCTGCAGAAGTTAATACATCAAGAAATCGTCGTGATGAGTTAAGAGAACGAATGAAAAGAAGACGTATAACTGAAAACAGATAAATAAATAAAAATGAAAGTTATTTAAATAACTACAACGTTATTTATATAATGACAAAAACAAGACAACAAGGTGAAATGAATAACAATAATGATGAACAAGTTATCATAAAAAATATTGAAAATGAAGATGATATCGTGGTTAATGAAGATACAGATAATATAGAACCTCATTCAGTAGAAATACAAAGTTTAGTTACATCAACATTGACATATGTTGTACCCATTATTAAACCTGTTGCAAAATATACATATAACGTCTCTGCTATTTATCTATTTTGGATTATTATTCATTATCTTGCAGCACATGCATATGTAGAATATTGTGTACCAACCGAGATATTTGGTTTCATTATCTCACCATTTCTTATTTCTGCACCACACTGCAAAGCCATACGTTGGGTAATTCATAATGGAGGAAACACAATTGATAATATGTGGGTTATATTTGGTACATGGGTTTGCTCCCATCTTATTACAACACATGGAAAAACTGAATAAATAATACACTCATAATGTCACGTAGTGTATTATTTGAATATCTATTTACCTTCGCTTGTTTGTTCGTTTCTTTTTATTATTTTTTCGGTGTTTACGTTTAGTTTTTTTATTACGACGTTTGGACCCTCTTCCTTTTTTCTTTTGTTTTCTTATATTTTTTGTTTTACGTTTTCCACCATAATTAGGACGTGAACGTTTTATCGGTGTAGTCACAGGGGAATCAAAAAGATTTCCTGTTGGAGGACTTCCAACAGGTGTTGTATTTTCAGAATTATCAGAACCTGATGTGTTATGAGAAGTAGAAAAACTTGTTAAAGAAGATACTCTACTGGGTGATGAAAATGAACTATCAAAACTTAATTGTGGTGAAAACATTGGTCCTTCCATTTTTCCCGGAGAACCAAATAAGCCTAGACCACGACCTGTGTCTTCATCGCTACTCGTATTTTCTTGCTCTTGGTAACGCCGTCTATTTTTCCTACGTTTATCATCCATTTCCCATTTCAGTATGTCCTGTTTTTTTTTAAGAACTGCTGTTTCAATTTGTTTTTCTGTATATTTTTCCATGCCAATAAGCTCAAGATTATTTGTGTTACATATAGCCATTTCTGGATGAAATTCTGCTTCTGTATCATCATCATCTCCTTCATAAAAATCATGAATAGAATCCATTGTAATTCTCATTCTATTATTAGCATATCCATCTAAACCAAGGCGACATATATGTTTTACAAGTTCATGGTCTTTTTTAAAGTCAGTTTCACGTAGCCCAGTTCCATAACCATAGTTGTTTTTTAATATACGTTGTACATCTGAAGGTGACGAGTTGTAGAATAACGAATAATCTGCATGATTATCAAGAACCAGTAATTTGAGTGGTTTTATTGGTTTAAATGTAAAGACTAAACCATATTTTTTTACAAATCTAGCATCTGTACTAAAAAATGCAGGACTATTTGGAAGTTGAAAATTTGGATATAATGTTGTATCGCCACGATATAATATTGTGGTTTCAGGGACAAGGTAATATTTATATCCGTTTTCTCCAGTTATAATGTCAAAAGAAAATGAATTACTCATATAGCTTTATATTAAGCATATATTTTGTTTTTGGAAGCGACCAAATTAAAACTTACTTTCTTGCAATTTCATAATTATTAATAAACCATTCAACTGCCTTACCAATTCCCTTTTCAATAGGTGTGAACTTATAATGTATTTTGGACGCAAGGAGTGAATTGTCTGCAGTTTTTTTAAACTGCCCATCGGAAAAAGTTGTATCAAATTGAAGGTTGTCTTCATAATCAAAATTACGGGCAACAACACGTGCAACATGTTCGATAGATACTTCATCATTCTCGGGTACAGAGAGAATAATAGTAGGTTCTGTATTATGTTCCATTGTCCAAATAATTAGTTCAGCTAAATCTTCCGAATAGATGAATTGACGAAGTGGTTTGCCAGTGCCACGCATCACAAAAGGTAAATTTTCTCTTTTGGCATTATAACATTTGTGAATAAGTGCAGGAATAACATGTGCATCTTCAAGGTGATAATTATCATGCGGACCATAAATATTTGTAGGAATAACACATTGAAAATCGGAACCAAAATTCTCTCTATATGCTTTACATTGAATTTCTAACATACGTTTTGCATAAGCATATGCGTCATTTGAATCATGTGGTGGACCATTATGTAACATAGTTTCATTAATAGGGTAGGTTGTTTTATCTGGAAAAATACAAGTAGATAAGCATGCAACTAATTTTTGTACGTCAAATTCATGACAACATTTCACAACATTATAGTTTATAAGTAAATTTTTCTCCAGCATTTCTACTTTGTTATGCATATTCTTAAATAATCCGCCAACACATGCAGCCAGATGAATGACATGACTTGGTTTATAGTCTTGAAACATTTTTTGTGTATCTTTCATACTAGATAAATCATATACTTTGGAACTCACATAAATAAATTTACATGTAGGATATTTATGTTCCACTGATTTGATACCTTGACCGACAAGACCTGACCCTCCTGTCACTAGGATGGTTTTCATTATACTGAGTATCAATAAAAAATCAATATAATTTTTACTCATTATGCCATATAAGGGAATTGAAATCAGTTTTCTCTCTTACAATTAGAATTAGTCATTACAAATTATAACAATATAGCGACAAACAAAATAAAATATAATATTATATAATACAAGTTTAAATATATCGTCTCAAATGTCGTTTTCCAGAATAAATGATGATTTAAAAGGTCTGTGTGGAGGCGCGTCCGGACACGAAATAATTGCTAATGCCATGCGGAAAGGCAAGACTCATTTGCCAGTCGGTTTTCATGAGGATAGATGGTCTATTGGTAATCATTCGTTGAATAATAGTAGTCATGGAGTTAGTGATTCTCTAAATTACAGCAACCATTCAGTCAGTAGCGATAATGATATCGGGTCAAGCAACCATTATAGTGATGACCAAGTCACTAGTAAGGTAATTCTTTCACGTTATGTGGACAAAATATCTGTCCAGGAGAGATTTAGCACGGAAACTAAGGACAATTTCAAAATACATAAACTCACTCCAAATGGGCGTAAGATGCCCAAAATTACATAGATTAAAAATCAATATAATTTTTACTTATTATGCCATATAAGGGATTCGAACCCAAATTTCACTCCCTCAATTAGAGTTACTCGCTACCAGCTATGGCAATATAGATAAACAAAATAAAAAGACACAATATATTATATATTATGGCTCCATCTAAAAAGAAAAGTTTTATTATACCTGGGTACCAAGGAATTATGGATTTAGATTTAACAACAATCCCTATACATTTACATAAAGAAACAATAGCATTGCATCAAAAAGATATAAAAGAATATAAAATCGAACAATCACAACGCCCCAAACATTTGCGTTATGACTATGTTATGCGACGTGTAAATCGTATTTTAGAAAATACACAAAAACTGACAGAAAAACTTTCAAAAACATGTTAAAAGTATATAAATATGTTATGTAATTTTAATATACGTACCAATTATACATGTACCGGATAGTAATTAAAAAACTATTATTTCCATACAAAGTGTTTCCTATTCCAAAAAAACATTCTAATACAAATATTGTGTGTAAAAATAAAAAATTAGTCTGTGTTGAAACATATGAAAAAACAACTTATACAAATATAGTTAAATATGAATTATTTAAAAGAGAATTAGAAAGATAATATCCTACATAACTTGTATGATATTATTTCAAAAATTAGTAAGTATAATTTTCTTCATGTAACGACTCTTCCTTACCCGTTTCCTGTTCATATGTTCCATTAGATGCCATACCATTTGCACGCGCACGAACCATGAGCATTTCTTGGGCTTTTGTACGATTTTCACTTTTTCCTCTCCAAACCTTTAATACACTTGCTTGAAGTGCACGACCATATGAAAAACTAAGACGCCATGGCTTAACCGCCTGATACTTATTTATTGCGTTGAGTGCTGAACTAGCTTCTATTTCAGTCATACCACCAGATAAAAACACAACTCCTGGCATGCTAACTGGAACTGCTTCCTGAAATGCATGAATAGTATGTTCTGCAATATCATCATATGTTGTTTGTTGACCAGAAGAAACTCCTGTACGAACCATATTTGGTTTAAGAAGGGTACACTCAATGGCTACATTATGACGCACAAGTTCTCTGTATACAGCACTTAAAACATTAATGGTTACATTGCAGGATTCTTCAATTGTATGTGTACCATCCATCAAAATCTCAGGTTCTACAATAGGAACCAACCCATTGTTAATACAAATGGACGCATATCTAGCCAAGGTTGACGCATTCTCGTGAATAGACAAAACAGAAGGACAATTATGTGCGGAATCAATTTTTAATACAGCACGCCACTTTGCAAAACGAGCACCTGCTTCGTAGTATTTCTGACATCTTGCATCCAAATTATCAATTCCTTGTGTAACAGACTCACCATGTGTTCCATAAAGAGGTTTTACACCCATATCTACCTTGATACCTACAACAATATCGTTATCTAACAATGGCTGAATCAAAGACTTACCATTAGGAGCTGTATCAAACAATGTTTCTTCATAGGTAATTACGCCACTAATATGACGATTTAGATTAGGAGTTGTAAATAAAATATCACGATATTCACGACGATTTTCACGGGTATTGGAAAGATTAATATCCGAGAAACGCTTTCCAATTGTTCCGGAACTTTCATCTGCTGCCAATATACCTTTTCCAGATTGACAAATTTTTTGAATTGTTTCAATAAGTTCATTTCTACCAACCACCATTATACAATACCTTATAGAATTTCTTTATATGTTATTTGTTATTTGAATAATTTAATATATCTTTTATTATATGGCTATAACTGAAAAAGTTCCAAAGTATACATTTTTATATACAATATTGGCACATTTTATAGTTGCAATAACAAGTTTTAGTGTATATGGATTTAAACATATATTTTTTGTAATAGGTCATTTATTTATTTCATTAACACAGCTTTTATTGTTTCTATCTGCTATGAATATAAATATTGAAACATTATCAATCACATATTTTGGTTGTATTGGCCATACTTTTCTTATTGCATTTGCATTATATTCAATGTATAAATATGGAAATGTTAAATGGTTTTTATTGTTTTTAATTGCACAAATGGGAATGATTTATTTTTATTTACATCATGAAATTGACCATGAGTATGATCATCCTAGATTTGTAATGACATTTATGATGCTACTTGTTTATTATGTACGTGCATCTTGGATTTCAATAAATAATATGAAATATTCACTCATTATGATTGCGGGTGTATATATACTATTTGCTTATCATTATTCAATGTTTATACTTGATTCTCAGAAAAGTCGTCCACCTTTACCGGAAGCCTTTGTTTAACTTTGTCGTAATCTAAAATAAGTTTATAAAAACCAAGAGGAAACATTAAATGCCAGATTGGATGTCCAAATGTTGTGTATTTATTACAAAAATGTTCGGAAATAATCCAACATGATGCGCCTATAAACGAAACAAGTAAATTCTTTTTATAGGGTATTTTATACATATTGCCTACTTGATAAATCATTATTAATGAACCGCCCACATAAACACCAAAAATGGTTGGAAATAACGGATCATAATCAACTAGTGTATTTGATACTAAAAATAGATACATGAATGCAGTATTATATCTGTTAAGATTATTTCTACGTTCTGATTTTTTGTAGTACATATTGATTAATCCCCATATTCCAAAATAATTTGCTAATATCATAGACATTTCATCTCCTTGTTTTCCAAACCAATTTAGATAGTAATGATAATGAAAACTTGCAACACCATTAACAGAAAGCATACATGCAACATTATATAGTAAAGGATATTTTGGGAAACCATAAATAAAGGGTACTGCAGAAATTACCAGAGATGTCCATGCATTCCACAACTCGGGTCCTTTGTTATTTTGTAACTTAGATTCACAAAAATTATGGTTAAATGCAGTATCATCATTAATAACAATAATTGGAAATTGTTTTATTGTTGTACCAATAGTCTGTGTAAATGTGTCTACATGTACATTCAGTTGCTGTCCTGAATATAACCAACTAATAAATGTTAGACCTGATAATATGGATAAAGCAAATACAATATAACGAATATTCATATTCTATATATTGTATATTTTTTATATTTATTTTTTCTTTGTAATACGTCTCTTACGACTTTTCTTTGTTTTTCTAGTTTTACGTGTTTTTCTATGTTTTTTACTTTTTCTTCTCTTTATTGTACGACGTTTTCCTCCTTTTTTTAGAAATCCCTTTTCTTTTAATCCTGACTTAAACATATCAAATGTTGGAGTAGTTTCTCTTGACATATTTTCTGGTAGAAGATCAGTTGGAATAGGTGAATTTCTATATTTTGGATAATTAAATGCTCGTTCATTACGTCTATGACGCTCAGCCTCTTCGGCTGTTTTAAAAATAGGAGCATCATGTTTTCCAGAATAACTATATGAATCTTCATCGTCTGGATTAGACGGATGCCATGTAACGAGCTTAGGGTTTTTCAATTGTTCTTGTGCTAATATTGATACATCTTTACTCATTATAAAATAAGTAGATATTATTTTCTTCTTTTCGTATACTTTTTTCTTCCACCTCTACCCAGTCCTCTAAATGGATTAGTTTCTGGTGTAATTATTGGTGGTCGTTCATTTCCACGTATCGTAGCAAATTCCATATCATTACCACTATCTACCCCAATTGCATTGTCAGGAGGGGAAACAAAATATCCCAACTTATGGGGATTATTATCACTTGTTAGCATAACTGATTTTACCTTACGTTTTTCACCTGTTCCACCTTTACGCATTTTTCTGTGTTTTCTTGTTTTACGACTACGCTTTTTATTATGCTTACGTGTTTTAATATTTTTTCTTAAAGACCTCTTCATATATTTAACGCATATTTTATTAATGCTATATAATTCATAGCATTAATATATCACAATGTAACTAAATATTTAATGATAATTATGTAATTATTACCCCCCGAATAATGATGCTATGCATTCTGTGGTGAGTTCCTCCTCTAAACACTCCCAACAATCAATATCGTACCATGGGACATCGCCACCACTAATAGCAGCTGCACCACAGGTTGCCGCACACTCAGCTAATGCCACGCCTAGGCAGTCGACACTCCCTACAGGCATTGTGTATACTCTATTTTTCCCGAAATTTTTTCCTAATCTACTATTAACCCCACCAAATGATTGTGAACGCCACCTGGGTTTGGTTGGAGGATTTCTATCAATATTTCCTCCTTGTGCGGTTGTGATACGCAACATGTTATACACCATTTTATACTATAAGTTAATATTTTAAGTTATACTAAAATAAAACGCGGACAAAGTAAATGATTTTATGATTTTTGTTTCATGGTAACCAGAAGGTTACTATTAAACTAAGTTAGTCCGTGTAAGTAATAATTATATATAAAATATCCAACCTACAATTTTGTAGATTAAGATGCTTAATTGGAGTAGGCAAGACCTCCCATACCACTCATGATGCGGAGCACGTTATAGTTGGTGGCATAAACACGAACCTTGGCAGTCTTGGTTCCCTCAACAGTGGCGTTGGAGAGAACAAGCTGAAGGGTAGCGTTGTCAATGCGGGAGAAGTTGCAGGTACCAGTGGGCTGGTGCTCCTCAGGACGAAGAGCGAAGGAGTACACGTTGATACCTTCGTCGGGGTTGCGAGTGTGAGCCTGGTAAGGCTGGACCCAAGAGAAGTAAGTTCCCTCACGCTCAGAGAAGCGGTCCTGTCCGTTAAGCTGAAGCTTGGCGGTGACAACAGGGTTCTGTCCCCAGCAGTGCATGTCCAAAGAAGTCTCGGTAAGAACGAAGGTTCCTGCATCAGAGACAGAGGAGTTCTCAATGGAGTTGACACCCTCACTGAAGGTGGTGACACCAGTGGTGGCGTTGGTGTTAAGGTGGGGTCCACCAAGTCCGGGTTGGTTGTAGGGGTTTCCGGGTCCGTGCCAGTATCCAGTCCATCCAGCAGGGACCTCAGCATCCATGGCACCGGCAGACTCGAAGAGTCCATCAGCATCAATGAAGGCGTGTTGTCCAATCAAAGAGTTGGGGTCAGCCTTTCCAACGGAATCGGGTCCTCCGAAAGCATGAACAGCGTTGGGAAGAGCATCAATAGCGTCAGTGTAGTTGAAGGGCTGGGCACCAAGCACCTTGAAAAGAAGGGCATCACAGACCAAAGAAGAGCAGTAGTCAACGTTCTGATCAGGCTGGACAACCCAGATGAGCTCCTTCACGGGGTGGTTGAAGTTGAGCTTGATCTTGTTGGAGGAGGAACCAACAGACTCGTCTCCAGTGAACTGAAGTTGAGTGATGAGGTACTCGTGGGGGTTCTGAGCCATTCTGCGACGCTCGTCGGTGTCAAGGAAGACATAGTCGACATAGAGGGAAGCAGCAACCAAGGATTGGTTGTAGGCGATGGAAGCAGGAACGGGCTTTCCAGGGGCAGCTTGACCAGCGTTGGTCACAGTCTGTGTGGAAGGAGCATCGGTGTTGCAGTTAAGGGTGGTGACAGCCCACAAGCACTCGTCAATAGGGCGGATGTCAAGGTTGATCTTGACCTCGTGGTATTGAAGGGCAATAAGAGGAAGGGCAAGTCCAGGGTTGGTGCAAAACCAGAACTGAAGAGGCACGTAAAGGGTGGTCTCAGGAAGGGCATTGCGGGGAGCGCACACCTGGCGAGGAGCCTGGGAGTCGCAAGGTCCATCAACATCAGCGAAAGAAGGATCAGTGATGAAGGTGAGTTGGGTGGTGTTTCCAATCATCTTGAAGTATCCAGCCTGTTGCTCAGAGGTCATGGTAAGCTGGTTCCAGATGTGCATCCAGTCACCATATTGGCGGTCAATACGTTGTCCTCCAATCTCAACCTCAACTTGGGCAATAAGTTGCTCTCCAGGGAAATCCAACCAACGGGCATAGACACCGGTGTTGGGGGTTCCAGCAGAGTAAGCACCGACTCCCATAAGCTGGTTGATCTCAGGAAGAGTGACCTGAAGATAGGTGCGGTAAGCAAGATCACCATTGCGGCTGATCGTGCACTGAACACGGCGACCGAAATCGGCTTGTCCATTAAAGGTTTGCTCAATAGATTCAATAGCAAAGTTGGTGTAGCGTCTGTATGTAACCTTCCAGAAAGTGATCTGGGGGTTTCCAGTAAGGTAAACGTCTTGTGCGCCGTAAGCGACTAGTTGCATGAGTCCGCCTCCCATTTTATACTATGGCTAAAGAAAAAAATATCACGTAAAATTAAAAATTAGATATAATTATAAAAAATTATCAAATTTGCATAATTATTGAATATTATTATGGATTATCGTGTATTATCAAGTTATTTGTATCCATGTTTGTCTTGAGAAAGTCTGTAATGTAAGAATTTAAAAAAACCTCTTTTTTTCCTTCATGACTCTTGGAAAATACATATTTGTCTCCTTTTATCTTTTTAATAGTCCAACCATTTTCTAAAGCGTTATAAAAAAAGGTCATTTTTTTAAAAGTAATATTATCTATTTTCATATCTTTTTCAATATCTATTTCAATTGTTTCCATTAGTAATTAAATAGAAAACAAAGATACTAATTAAACATATTTATTACTTTGGTGAAAATATAATTAAAAACTAAATAATTAATGATTATATACCTATGTTTACAAATGGCTTCAAGCCTAAAACTGCCAAAAAAATAAAGGTAGCAAAAAATGCGAATGTGACATTAGATAGTAAACATAGTGAATTCGTAGATTTATTCGATAATAATGAAAATACCAAAATTCCACTTCTTAAAGAAGAGAAAAAAACATTATACGATAAATTAAATACCCAAAGTATGACTTTGGAGGACAAACTAAGTATTCAAGACAGGATTGGAGAAATAAACAGCGAGATAAAACAATTACGTGCAAAAAAAAAGGATTATTATCTAACTAATTCTAAACATGTGTTTGAATATTTTGAAACAAAAAAGAATATTTCTAATATAGATACTTCATCATCTTCCCAGAATAACAATAAAATAGGTGCATTTTTTAAGTTGAATAATACAACAGAGATAAATCAAAATACATCAAATAATATTGTTAAAAACTATCTAAGTGGAATAGACCAATCTTTTATTGACATAAATAATTTTATAAATCCTTCTAGTGTTTGTACTTATTGTCATTCTGGAGAACTTATTCCACTTGAAGATGAAGGAATTTTAATATGTAATAAATGTTCAAGAAACACACCTTATTTGATTGAAAATGAAAAACCTTCTTATAAAGAACCTCCTAAAGAAGCATGTTTTTATGCATATAAAAGAATTAACCATTTTAAAGAAATTATCGCACAATTTCAAGGAAAAGAAACGACTCAAATACCTCCTGAAGTTATTGAAAATATTAAACTCCAGATCAAGAAAGAGAGAATCGGTCTTGCGCAAGTAACCAATCTTAAGACAAAGGATATCTTAAAAAAATTAGGATATAACAAGTATTATGAACATATTCCATTTATAAAGGATAAGTTAGGTATTAAACCACCAGTTATGTCCCCTGAATTTGAAGACACATTATATAGTTTATTTATGGATTTACAAGCACCTTATTCTAAATTCTGTCCAGATGATAGAGTGAACTTCCTCAATTATTACTATACTGCGTACAAATTATGTGAACTTTTGGGAGAAACACAATATCTTGAACATTTTCCAATGCTAAAGGATAGAGAGAAAAGAATTGACCAAGATAATATTTGGAAACAAATCTGTCACGAATTAAACTGGGAATTTATTCCCACCATATAATCACGACCTTTTAATTTTATATTTTTACCTTAGGAACTTTTCTTGTTCCATGCCCATGTTTTTTTACTGCTTTTTTTGCTAAAGAATATGCTTTTTTTGTAGGTTTACAACTTTCTTTAATAATATGAAAATCCACCGCCGCAGATTTACCACCAGTAATAGAACTTGCCAATCTTGCAAGACCCCACGAACGTGCAGTTTGATTTGGACGTGACCCAGAAGAATAATATGCACCTTCACCTTTATTAACAATCTTTTTTAATCCTTTAAGTGTACAACCTGTTTTCTTTGCTAATATTTTGTTGGGTACAACATTTTTTATTTTATAAATTCGACGTGCTTTCAAGATATGTTTAGATGGTTTAGATTTGTAAGATGAAACTTTTTTTCGTGTATAATACTTTTTCTTTTTGTAAAGGCGCCTAGATTTCATTAACATACTCTTTTGTTTCTTTTTATGCTTTTTGCTAAGGCTTTTTGGTATATATTTTATAGGTAATGCTACCATATATAAATATATAAATAATATAACATTAACTAATTATATTATTTGAACACGTTAAAATGCTTAATTACCTGTCGGTTACATTTACAACCCTCCAGGGAATCCTACTAGATTGGCACCGATACCGAATCCAGCACCAGAACGAGCAGTTGCGCCAATAGTTGGAATATAAGTATCCAAAATGCTAAATGTTGCAGCAGCAGCAAGAGCAATCATTCCAATTTCCTCTAAATCCAAAGACTTCTTAGGAATAGCATATGCAACAAGAGCAACCATAAGACCCTCGACAAGGTATTTTATTAACCTCTTAACAAGTTCACTAAGATCGAAAACACGATTCATGATATATTAATAATGTAGAAAAAAAACCAAACTTGTTAATTGTATTATAAAAATAATTACTTAAAATCAAATTCTAATAGAATATATCATGTCTAGCACAGCATTTGAACGTAAGCTTAATAGTGATGGTACACCTAACGCAAAATATGTCGATCTTCTTGAAGAAGATCGTGCTATTGCGGGACAGAAATTCGTATGTGTCTCATTTGTATCACCTGAAAACATTTTAAAGCAGAAAGAGATGTTTTATTTTCAAGAGTTTATCAAGTCATGGGATATGAACAAGTCCATGGAGAAGTTTGTTCAGTTTTTGAATTTTGCAGCTTACAAGTACAAATTAACTTTTGATGACGTTATGGCTGACTTTCAAGATTTCGTAAAGGAAGAGAAAGAGGGTATTAAAGCCAGTACACTAGAAGATGACTATAAAACGTATATTGATAAAAATGAGGAAAATCTCGAAAAGATGTTTGGTGTTGCTCATAATTTCCAAACACATACTCGTGGTATTAAGATTCGTGGTTCGTATCCCACTATGGAAGAGGCTGAACTAAGATGCAAGATGTTGCGCGAGATTGACCCTAATCATGATGTTTATGTTGGACCAGTTGGAATGTGGATGCCTTGGAATCCAGAGGCATATAAGACAGGACGTGTTGAGTATATGGAAGAAGAACTTAATAATCTTATGAGTGAGAAGAATAAGAACGAAACTAACGCTAAGGAAAGTTTTGAGAAACGCATCAAAGAAACAAAGCAAAAGGCTATTGACGATAATGTTTCCAAGGCTGAGAAGAGTGGAAATACTCTTACTCAAACCATTGATGATGCGGGTAATTTGATTGGTGTGGGTGTTGCCAATACCCAAGAGAAGAGTCTAATGGAAGGTAGAGGAGAAGAAATTTCCACTGCAGACATTCGGTCTGAATTGTTTGAAGGTGACAATATTGTTATTGGTAAGACTGATAACGGACAAAGCCAGCTTGTGAGTGGACCTTTTGCAACTCCCAAGGATAAGGCTGAATAAAATTTAATTAATTAAATAGTATAAAATAAATAAGAATAATAGTTTTAGTTATTTTATTTTATTTTTTTTCGTCATTTTCATGTTCATCTAATAATTTCAAAAAATCATCTTCATCTTGAACATCGTTAGAAGACTTAAAATTTGGCTTACCATAATCAATATTCTTAAAGTCTGTTGATGCAATTTTATCATAGTCTTGTTCTTCTTTATTATAGTAATCACCTTCTTCATTAAAAAGATTCATTGCAGTTGATTCATCTATATTAGATTGTATAATTCTTTTGGCCTTTTTCTTAAAAGGAGTAGACAATAAATCGTCAGTATCAGATGAGGAATATCGTTCTTTTAATAATTGTTTGTTATGTCTTCTTGCTGCGTTAAGCTCTTCACGCTCTTCTACAGATAAATTTCTTCTTAAACCTTTTCTATGTTCTGCTTCTGCTTTTCTCCAGGTATTATACACTTTTATTCTGTCTTCTTGAGTCATTTTATCAAAATCTTCTATACTTATTTGAGAAAACGCACGAAGTAAAGATTTAGGTGGATATTCTGGCATCATTTGTGACATACGATTAGCCTTTTCCAATGATTTTGCTTTTAGAGTTCTGCCAGTATCTGTTGGAGCAGAACCATACTTCTTTCTTTTACTACGTTTATGTCTCACTTTTCTATTTTTTGTTTTTCTAAATTTATGTCTTCGAGTTCGACGTTTGGTACGTTTATATTTTTTATGTGTTTTACTTATCTTCATATATATTATTAAAATATAAAATTAAAAAAAATACGATTAATTGTTACGAATACCTAATGTTTTTTCAATAGTAGTCAATATTGTATATTGTTCATTATAAAAATCACCATCATATACACCTCCCCCATCGATAAGATTCTTATTTGTATATAACACAAAAACAATCATTTCTTCATTCTCAAACATTGTTTCAATTTGATTTTTTCTCTCTTCATTCTTTACACAAATAAAAAATATACCAAAGCTGTTTGTTGTGTATTGTTCAAAATTCTCTACAAAGTCTATAAAATATAATAACAATAGTTGAGATGTTTCTTCAAATTGGTTCATACCTAATAGAGGGTGAACATATAAAAAGTTTTTTCTTTGTGGCAAAGATAATATTTTTCTAAAACGTGAAACACATCTCTCAAAGTATCCTTTATCTGTTTCATTACAAATGTTATGATGTGTCATAGCAAGCTTCATGCCATAAGTTCCTATAGAATTTTTTTTTGTATTTATTTTATTACTAACAAACTCTGATTCGTAAAAATTATTAAAACTTATACATTCATCACAAATATGAACTTTCTCTCCGTCGCATAAATTGAATGTTTCACTATATATTTCACGATAATTATCTTGATTTAAATATTGAAAAAAATCATCTTTCATGCAATGGAGAATTACATCTAATTTGGAAACTACCCAATCAAATGGATACGATTCAAACTTAAGTCTTAGTTCCTTTATCAGTGATGCAGATGTACATCTATGTCCTACGGAAAATAGTATAAGTTTTTTTTCAATATCATGCGCTTCAATACCATTATGTATATCTTCACTCATCTATCATTATATTATACTGAATTTTTTAAACAATTACATCATGCAAATTAAATTGTGTTATTTGATTTCTAAAAAAGTAAGAATAAATACACCAATAAATTTGACATTCAGGCTGCATATGTTGAACGCATTTTTTGTATACAATATCTATTAATGGTTTTACTTTTTCTCTATTTGTATACAATATTAAACCTGTGAGTGATGTCTTTAATGGAATATGTAGTTTTTTTGCAAAGTACATTTGTCTAATAAATTCTAATGTTTTATTCATATTTGCTTTATATCTCGGTTGTGAACTCGCTAATTGTATTTCATCACGAAGGCTATCCTCATTACGATTCATTTTTGGCATAAAAATAGAACTTCGTGGTGATAAACGATGCATTGTGTATAATAATTTAATTGTTCTAGGTGTTACATTCAATTTGTGGTCTAAATATAATATTGGTTTATATCTTTTAAATTCTGGATAATCATTTAAAAATTGTAAAAATTTTATATATTTCGCCTGAACAGAAGAAATAAGTATATCACTAGACAAGTTTTTATTTACAAAAACATAGTTCCAATTTTTACTAGTAATTTTATCTTTAAGACTATGATTATTTGTAAAAAAATAACTACGTTCCTTTACAGGTGCTTCATGAATATTTCCACAATTTTCTCCAAAATAACAACTTATTATTAATAAACCTGACATATTTATAATAAGTACATATAATTATTTATTTACCATTTAGATTTTTTTACATTTATACGAGTGGCACTTTTCTTTTTTGATTTATTTGGGTCATATACCTCCTCATCTTCATCATCAGAGTTCATTCCTTTTGATAATTCCCAGAATTCTTTTGAACCTAATCTAAATTCATTGTGGTTATCTGCTTTATACCAAAATACTTGGTCTTGAAGCTTATTTGATTTTGCATTATTATCAATAACTAAACATTCATAATTTTCTGTGCATTGATCCATTACTTGACAAAAAGACTCAAATGTTGGAAACATACCAGCATAATTGTCAAAAATACGCTTTCTATTTGTAATGTAAGGTTCTCTCAAGATAAACACATAATCTATATTTGTTCTTAGTTGTGGAGGAATACCAAGGGGATATTGCATAGTGATTACAAGCATAATTTTCCAATGACGCCCATTCATGAAAAGTAAACGCATCATCTTATCACGTGACCATGTATTATCATATAAACAATCATCTAAAATCAAAAATGCACGGGGGTCAATAGTGGTTTTCTTATAAGTTTCCATCTCTTTTTTTATTTGTTTTAATACTTGTCTTTGACGCTTTAGTATATTTTCTATAATCCCAGTATTATATTCATTATGAATAAATAATTTAGGTACCATATGTCCGTAAAACCCGTTTCCTTCTTCTGTTCCTGATATAACAGTTCCAATAGGAATATCTTGATGATAATATAATAAATCTCTAACTAAAAAACTTTTTCCTGTATCACGACGGCCAATTAGAACTACAACAGGTCCTTTACTTTCATTAGGCTTAAAAGTGATTTTTTTCATATTGAATTTCTTTAGTTCAAGTGACATATATTATACTAATATAAAGGTTCAACGATAGTTATAACGCAAAACATGAATATTTGCGTTGAAGATGAGATGATTTTTCTAAAGAAGCAGTATATGACGTTGTTTGTCAATTACGAAAAGAGAAAAAACAATAAGTTGTTTGAAAATTTAGTAAAATTTGATTGTCACTCCACACAAAATTATGTACCTATCTACCAAAATTTCTTCAACTTAAATGAAACAAACTACAACAATATTAATTTAAATAATAACTTTTACATTCATAATGTCACAGAAAAATTAGATGAAAATCACTATAATTGTTTAGTTACAAATGGAGATATAAGAAATAAAGAGGAGGTTTTTTTCAAATTTGCACCTCTTATTGATCCTGTCAAAGTAATGATTGGAAAATATCAAAATGATACAACATTTATGAAATTACCCCAACTTGATTCTACATGTGAAAATGTAAATAACAAGATTTTAGACATGAATAATAGTGCATATGTAGATAGTATGTTCTCCTATTTGAGTAACCAAATACTCGTTAATAATAACTTTATTCATGGTTTACGATTTTATGGGTCCTTTTTAACTATCAAGAAAGACTATAAGGTTAATGTATACGATGATTTGGAATATTTAATAAAATCAGATTATTTTAACAGAAACAAAAATAAACTATTTATAATTGAAGATTATTCAATGTATTTTGATGATGATGATGCTAGTAGAGATAATCTACCTGTTATTGAAATTAATGATGATATTGAATTAGGAGAAATAGAACAATTAGATAATAGTATATTTGAAAATGTATTTGATGACAAACCAAGTGAAGAAGAAAATAATGAACAGCTAGAGGAAATAGGTTCAATTCCACTAACAGAAGAAAATATACAAGAACATAATAATTTAAGTAATAAAAGTAGTCTTACAAAAAGTACTAGTAGTTGTTCATCAAGAACAAGTCACACTGATTCCAATGATATATGTGATGATGATAGTGAATGTAACGATAGTAAAAATAGCAACGATAGTGGAAGTAGTGAATATACTGATGAAAGTGATGAAATATTGTATGCAACATTTCCAGAATATCCTGTACAAATGATTTGTATGGAAAGTTGTGAGAATACATTAGATCAACTTATTGCAGATGACGAACTAAATGAACAAAAATGGTTAGCTGCTCTTATGCAAATTATTATGACTTTGATTTGCTACCAAAAAATATTGTCGTTTACACATAATGACTTACATACCAATAATATTATGTATGTAAAAACAAAAAAGAAATTTTTATTTTATAAGGTAAATAATACCTATTATCGTGTACCAACATACGGAAAAATATTTAAAATAATTGATTTTGGAAGAGCTATTTATAAATACAACGGAAAAATAATGTGCAGCGATAGTTTCAGTCCAGGTGGAGATGCTGCTACTCAATATAATATTGAGCCTTATTATAACAATAATAAACCAAGATTAGAACCTAATTATAGTTTCGATTTATGTCGTTTAGCATGTTCTATTTTTGATTATTTGGTTGAAGACATGAGTGAAATAAAAGACATTAGTAAATGTGATAAAATTACACGTATTATCACAGAATGGTGTATAGACGATAATGGTATTCACATGTTGTATAAAAATAATGGTGTAGATAGGTACCCAGATTTTAAATTATATAAAATGATTGCACGTTGCGTTCATAATCATACACCTATATCTCAATTAAACCGAGATGAATTTAAAGCATTTTCATTGTCAAAAAATAAAATTCCAAAAAATGAACATATAATGGATATTGATAAAATGGATAAACTATAATAAAAGAATTTAATGAAATATATATCTATAATATATGTCATTAGAAACTATGGAAGAAAAAGATTTTGATGAATATTTAAATAAACGAGTTTGCGTTACATTGAAAAAACTAAAAGAAAACGAAAATCCTTTCCTTATAAATAAATTAGTAAAAGTCTCACATAATAAGGAATCTGAATCATTCCCCACGTTACCGCGTTATAATTATGACGATGAAGCAATTAATTCTTATGTTCAAGTAAAAATTGTGGGATTATTAAGAAGTGTTACAAAAAATAATGAAAAAGTGTTTACATTTAACATTGGTTCAGAATATTCAAATATGCAACATATTCTTCTTAGTTGTTTACCAGATTTTGCAATGTTTATTGATACTACTGACATTTTACATAAAAAAATAGAAGAAAATCGATATGCTATATGCAAACGTTTAAACTATGACGTTTTTTCAATTATTAATTCATATTTAACACATGATTATAAACTAATTATTAAATAATTATAATATATACAACAATGTGGGTGTATATATTGTTATTTTCTCATCTTTTTTATGGAATAACAATAATTCATGCAAGTGATTGTGTGTGTACGTCTGTTAGTTGCCCTGTACAGGGGGAGAATGACATTATTATGGGAAATGGAAACGCAGACTTAACGTATATATACGAAGAACATAAACAACATAATGTCGTTGTACATGTTAATGGAATTATTACACCTGAATCTCTAGATACTGGAACGAAAACTACGGATTGTACACGTAAATATTCACGTATGTTAGAAGACGACGGAGAACAAAGTTGTGATGCTGGACATATATTAGCCAGAAGTCTGGGAGGTTATGGAAACTTACCTATGAATATATTTCCACAAAATGCAACAATTAATGAAGGAATATTTTCCCAATTTGAAGGGAAAATATACAATTGTATGAAAGATGCATTGGCTGGATATCTTACTTGGGATTTTATTTACGAATCAAATGAACATACAATGCCATACATGGTAAACTATAGTGCAAAATTTGATGAAGGGTCGTGTGGTGAATTATCATCAAGTTTTCCTAATTAATAAATACAGGAGGAAGATTAGAAATCTTTTCAAGTAATGATTTATAAAGTTCCCGTAATTCTTTTTCATACACAAGTTCATACTTGCTAGGTATCTTTTTTGGATAAAGAGCAGGTATATCTGGAATATTTAAGGTTTCATTAAATAGTGGTAAATTTTCCCAAAACGTATCATAATTTACGCAGTATATAGGATAATTTTTTTCGGGGTCTTTTTTGGTATAATTATCAAAAAACTCTTCTAGACCCCATAAGTCCATCATATTTCCAATAACAGCTTCAATATTCCAATGGTCGGCACTAATATTATCCAAGTGGTCTGTACTAATACGATAATTTTTTCCAGGAATAATACGACTGCGACTAGCATAAATAGGATCACGATAAATATAAATAACCTTTGTATTTTCTATTTGATTTAAAGGTATTTGTCTATCCAATGTAGGTGTCAACTCAATATCGTTAAACCATTCTGGAAAATCTGCTGTGCCTACTCTTGTAAGTTTTTTGGGTGGATAACGACTATGGATATGAAATGTGTTTCCAAAATTAGAAAGATACGCTTGTAACATCTTAGAACCACACCCACCAAAACTACATATATAATAGTTATGTTCACTATTATAATATGAATTGCGAACATATGCTTTTACAAAATCTGGAGGCGATGACCATTGTATTCGCTTAGATATTTCCAGTGATGCTTCACGTGATATTTCAGTATCTGATGATTTTTGTAATTCAGTTAAAAGTTCCATATCATTTTTTCCAATATTTACAGAAATATCACCCATAATTTAATATTATATGTATTATTTTATATTTTTTATTAACAATAATATTATATGACATTTGGATTTATTATAAGTAGACATGTTAATAGTGAAAAAACAAACAAATATTGGAATGATTGTGTCAAATCTATACGTAAATTTTATCCAATAAAAGACATAGTTATTATAGATGATAATAGTAATAGTAAACTTGTAAAACCTGATATGGAATATGAAAACATAAAAATAATACAATCAGAATTTCCGGGCGCTGGAGAATTACTTCCATATTATTATTTTTTTAAATATAAATTTTTCAATCATGCAATTATTATTCATGATAGTGTTTTTTTCCAAAAAAGAATTCACTTTGAAAAACTAATACAGATTCCTATTCTTCCCTTATGGCATTTTGATTACAGAGAAAATATTTATCATTGTATGCGTTTAACTAATTATCTTCATAATGGAGATACAATAGCTGAAAAAATAAATTTTAATCCTGTTGATTCATTTACATTTAGAAATACAGAAAAATGGCATGGTTGTTTTGGTGTACAATCTATTATTAGTCACAATTTTTTATGTAAAATACAACAAAAGCATAACATATTTATTCTTTTAAAATATATAAAAACACGTACGGATAGGTGTGCATTAGAGAGAATAATGGGGGCTATTTTTTATAGAGAATTTTCAAGATTGTATAAAATACATTCACTTCTTGGAAATATTTGGAAATATGAAAAATGGGGATATACATATGATGAATATAAAGAAAACAACATATATACAAAACTACCTCTTGTAAAGGTATGGACCGGACGATAATTAATTATCAAGTGGCAATAAAAAACCAGTTTCGGTTATATAATCTACAATATATACTGCAAATGCATACATGAATACCAAAGTTTCATTCACAACATTTTTTACACTTTCAACGTTAGTTACTGGAGGCATTTATATTTTGTATATTACATATAAAATTGTTAAGTTGTTTTAAGCAATAATGTATTAAAAAACTGGGTCATCTGTAAATGCAATAGACCCACCCCTATGTGTTGTAGAAGGAATCATATCATTAAACATAGGTGACAACTGATCCATTACAAAAAATCCAATAATACATGATAAGAAAACAATAAAAGATTCTCTGAACATCTTCTTTACTGGTTGAGGATCTTTCTTTATTACATGTGTCTCAACATATTTTATAATAAAATGAACAATAGCAATCGTTATGGATACGCTATACTGATTTTTCATTTTATTATATTATTCTAATTAAAATCTATTAGTTAAACTCAATGTACATATTTAAATCTTCAAGGTGGTAACTTAAAGATTTTTTTACAACTTAAATAATAATGAAAGTAATAGAAGTGTATAATCTTAATTTTAAATATGATAATAAATACATTTTTAAAAATTTAAACCTTGAATTTCAAAGTAATAATTGTTACATATTGGCAGGTCTAAATGGTTGTGGTAAATCTACATTACTTAAAATAATTGGTGGAAAAGTATTATGCGAATATGAAAAAGTGAAAGTGTTAAACAAAGATCCTTTTCGTGACACATCATTAAATAATGATATTACATATATAGATAATGATTGGGGTAAACAATCTGTTGCATTTACGGGTTATAATATGCCACTTCAATCAAGTTTACAAGTAAAAGAAATGATGCTAAATTTAAAAAAATTATATCCTGAGCGTAATAAAAAATTGTTAGAGGTTCTAGATATTAATCCTGAATGGCATTTAAATGCTGTTAGTGAAGGACAACGCAAGCGTGTTCAATTGTATTTAAATTTAATTCGTCCGTTTAAAGTATGTTTATTGGATGAAATTACTGTAAACTTAGATTTATTAGTAAAAGATAAATTTATGAATTATTTAAAAAACGAAACAAAAACTCGTGAATGTTGCATTATTTATGTGACACATATATTTGATGGATTGGAAGATTGGGCAACAAAACTAATATATATGAAAAATAATCAAGAAATGACAACATATGAAGTTGAAACCATACCAAATATATATCGTTTTCTTTTAGACAAATTTAAATTGGAAAGTAAAAAATGTCAATTAAATATTGAGCAAGAATATAATAATATAGATATAAATCTAAAAAATGCAGGTGGTTATAGTAATGGTGTACTGAATAATTTTAGAATTTAATTCAATCATGTTAAAGCAACTATATTTCTATCTTTTTATACGTTTATTTTTTTTTGTCATTTTTCGCTTCTTATTTCGTCTTCTTCTAGTTTTCTTTCCTCCTTTAGAACGAACAATGGTAGCAACCTGAGGAGGTTTAACTAATTCTGCATATGCTTTTGGGTGTCTCTGCGCAACCGCTTTTGATGCCCAATCATCAGGAACTTCATAAGGTGATTCGGCCGTAATTAGTTGAGTTGCATTACGTCCTTTTGGTAACGTTGCTTTATCAACTATATCTTTTACACCTCTACTACAAGAGGCTCCTTTTCCATATCTTTTACGTGTCTTATTTTTCTTTCCACCCAAGTATTTTGTAACTCCTCTTTCAACATGTGGTAAATTTAACCCCTTTGTTTTTTTATAATTTTGAATGACTTGTTTTGCTACTGCCCTTTCAATATTTTGTGATTCTTTATTACGCATAACACTATTTTTTAATCCCATACGAAGAAAATAATCCAATAAATTTCCAGGCACGTTTCTATCATTGTCTTCTGCAAATCTCAATATAATATTTTCCATACTCGGTGTCAAACGAACTAAATATTTTTCTTCTTTTGAAGGTCTTAGTACTTTATCAACAAATAACCGCAATAATTCAGCTTTAACACGTATACCACCTAGTGACAAATCACCTAGTCTACCACCCGAATAAATGAGTGTTTTTTTTAAATTCTTTAAAAAAGGTATTGTTAAACTCTTCAAATTCATAATCTTGTGCGTCTTCAGTGAATCCAATATATATAGTAAAAATAACAACATCTATTATCATATTTAAACGGCTCATCATTTCTTTACTCATTCCATCTTTTAAATCATTAGCTAATTCCCCAGCAAATCTATCTTTAAAATATCTTGCCTGTTCCCTTAAAAACGTACTATACGGATCATCAAACCTTGGGAAGGTTAAATTACTTATATTATGTGTATCCGCAAAGTTTATATATGTATTATGTACTTCATTTAAATCCATTAACGCACCTGCATGAACAAATTTTTTATAGTACTTAACCATTTCTTTTTCACCAAATCCAGATGGATTTTGAATAACTAACTCTATCAAAGGAGGGTTAGACATATAAATTTTGCGTTCTCCATATGCAAATAAAAAATTTATATCAGCACCTAATTCAAGAAGTACATCTATACTTTCGTAAGAAGCATTTGATATTGCTGTAAGTAAACAACCTGTTGCTTCATCTAGTTTTTGTTCGTCTGTAGTTGTAACATTTGGATTAGCATTATATTTATTAATAAATAATTCAAGAAGTGGTCTTGGGTCTTTATAAAATTTAATTGCAACTATAATAGGACTCCATATGTTTTGCGCATTTAATGGGTTCGCACCATTAGATACAAGAAGTTCTATTGCTTCTGTTAATACATCTAACTTCTCATTATTGGCATGCATAATTAGATATGAAAGAGCTGTAAGATGATAACCTTTTGTTTGAACAACCATATCTACACTATTATTGTTTTTTCTTGCTGTCTCCTAAGCTCCCATTTCTGTGTATATTTGTTCAAAATCACAATTTAATTTATCTTGTGATAACACTTTTTCGTTTAAAAAAATATTATTGTCAGATTTTGATACTAGTCTTTTGTTAATAGCTTCTCTCATATTAGAGAAAAAATTTTTCATTCAATTTAAATCAATTGGGTATAAATATCTGTAAATTTCTAAACATAAAAATGGGGATTCTTGACCTCCTTTCTTTATTTGACGCATACTCATTAATATATATATTATATAAAGACATTAATGAGATAAAATTATTCTAATATTTCAATATCATCTATTAAAAGGTCTGGCATAACATTTACAGAGGCTGGTTGTAAATCATGTATATCGGTATGGTCTAATGTAACATTATCATCACCAATTACAAGACGCCCAGATAGTTCATTATCTTCTTCCTCTTCCATTTTTCTGGCTTCATGTCTAATATTACCTATTTCCTCAAGAGTTGCTATGTCCTTTGGTGCAGGAATTTTTTCTTCATGTTTGTCAGTTGAAATAGCACTATCTACGTTATCAAAAGATAATACTCGCTTTTCACCCATATCACCGCCTTGTATGTTTTCAGCTTCAATTGGTGCATCTAGAACCTCTTCATGAATTTCAACTTGTACATCATCTTCATACGTTTCATCTAAATATGAACGCAATAATACATCAACTGGTATACTTTCACGAACAGCATTCAATATAGATTCTTGAATAAGTATTTCCAACTCTCTGTTATTTTTTTGAATTTGCAGAGGTTGAATAGCTCTTTCGTACAAGTACACATTCTTATAAATCTTACGTGCAGAAATAATATACACTTTATGAATAAAGTCTTGAATCTTAGGAATCTTTACATCAATTTTCTTTTGTTTACTTCCAACACGTACAGCAGTAAGGAGTTTTAGTTGTATTACATGAACACATGTAATTAAATCTTCTAAATAAATACAGCTGCTTTTCTCAGTGATTCTCTTATATTCGTTCTCAATAATAGATGCGTTCCATTTTGGAATACGACTTAAAAAATTTTGAAAGGTCATTAAATGTTTATCTTGTTCACTATTCTCTTTACATAAAGTTAATGCTTCATTATAAATTGAATTAAATCCTTCAACGATTAATGGTGTTAAAATAGTAAGTAATCTTGCACCCCATTCATTTTTAGACTCATGTAATGAAGTTACGTTAAAATCGTCCATTATACTATTAAGTCAAACTTAATTTTACGATTTTAACTTATTCAAATAAAAGATATTTGTTCAAGAGATGTGTTAGTGTCAAAATATAAGAAATGTATCATGAAAAACATCATTGTTTTTTCATGTTTTATATCCCGTTTAATTTTATTAAAACCTAAAATTAATTCGTTTATTTTTAATTCATTTATGTTAGAAAATGAAGATTGTGAAGTTTCAAGCAATGATAATATGTCTAATGCAGAATATCCCTTTTCATAAAGTTTTGTTGACAAATTAATAGCATCAATAGAATCTTTGAGGGGTTTGGATAATTCCTTTTTTAACCACTCATTTCTTTGTGTTGTATATGTTTTTAATGCAAAACATTGTTTGACATTATGAGAATATAAATTTACATGATTTCCATTTAAATATGGTCTGTACATATAAATTTCACAAAATCTAGATAAAATAGGTTTTAATATCTTATACTTATCTTCAACAATAATGAAAAAACGTGTTGTATGATTATATAATTCAATACATCTGCGTAATGCAGATTGTGCATCAGTTGTTAATTTATCGGCATTAAACAAAATAACACTTTTAAATGTATCTCCATCATTGGATTGAATGTGTGTTTTTGCAAAAAACTTTAGTTCTTCACGAATAAATTTAATACCTTTACCATAAGCACAATTTACATGCATAACAAAATTTTTAATAGTTTCCTTGTCCTTATTATATATGAGATTAATAAATTCATTTACAATTGTTCTTTTTCCAGACCCAGATGGTCCATGAAAAATAATATTTGGTATCTTTTTGACAGCATGAAAAAATTTTAATTTTTCTCTTATAGGTTCATGTATTTGAATGTATTCATGTATCGGCATACTATATTAATTGTATTATTTTTAATATAGTATTTAAGATAAATAACATCTACTCTAATAATTACACAGATGTAGTAAGACTTTGTGTATATGGATTCTTTCTGAAAGCATCTAATATATCAGGAGTATTTCTCTGTGTTTGAATATTCATATCAAGCTTTTGAGGAGGCACATAACGGCCATAATTTTCCTTTGCAATAGGCTTGGTAACAGATGAAACCGGTCCAAAAGGGCGATTATCTAAACAATTGGAATCTTGGCGTGCAATAGAAATATTCATATTTTGATTAAACATTTGAGTTCCTCCTTGATTAGCACGATTATTAATTGTTTGAGATTTTATATCATTATTATGCTGTTTATATGCTGCTGCATAACTCATATCACCTGCATAATTATTTCCAACATTACCATAACTATTGTATTGTGATGTTTGACGATTTGTTTCTTCAGGAGGGGTATATGTGTTCACATATTGTTGTGCAGATTGATTATTAATATTGAAATCTACGGCATGAGTTGTAGTTTCTTTAATTGTCGTAGGAACAACATCATTAGGATTCATAACATAATTAGATTCAACAGGAGCTCCTGCTCCACCATATACTCGCATACTTGCACATATCTCATCCCTCCTAGAAGGTTTCAATGCGTCTAAAAATGGAGCAACAACAGCACCAATCGCTCCACTAAATCCAGAACGAATTGTATCGGGCTGTCTGGTAGTACTTCTACTATTATTATAATTTGTAATAGATTTTGTAGCACCTTCCATATCACTACCCTGTTTTCTCTCAGTTGGTGTAACAACTTTATTATTAGTAAATGTTTCTGGTAATTGAGGCTGTCTACGAGGGTCATCAAATGCGGTTGGTGCAGGTCCAACACCAACCTCAGTAGCCGCAGCTGGACCTGTATAATCATTTCTATCTGTGGGACGACGAATAATACCCATTTCTTGCTCAGAACGTAACATTTGTCCCTTCTCTCCACCTGTTGTTGTTAACCAACGATCTTGGCTGTTAATAAAGAATGTATCTGGATTGTGTTTTTCAACACGTCCTATAATTCCTGGATTCTTAATAACTGATTGTGCCGGTCCTTCTAAATTATCTAAATTATACTCTAATTTAGGATTTGTACTTACACGTAATTCGTCAACAGTCTTAGGTAGCCACTTATCACGAGCTTCCATACCCGAATTAAAACCACCACTTCCCTGAGTATTATAACCTTGATTCAACCCAGGACCAACACGTTGACTTTCAAAAGGTTTGTTATTACTATTCATAGAACCAGGATTAACCCGGGATTGATAAAAATCACTATGATTAGGTGTCCCGTGAGTCCAACTAATGTTATCCTCGGGTTTAAATAATGGTGCTTGTTCAATCTTCTTAATTACATTACTTCCAGAACCAACCATATTATCCAAAATAGTCTCAGATAATGCCATATCATAAGTATTACCCCTTATTTTTCCACCATTAAATGGAACCATGTTATTATGTTTGAATTCTTTAGTATCTAAATAGTCCCCGGTCATGGTATAAATCTGTTGAATGTTGTTACCAACCTTAACTCCTTTATTTTCTTGATTTTGATAATAAGTTTGATTAAAATACTTATCTGTACTTGTATTTGGATTTGGATACATATCCGTTGTGTGTGCAAGTTCCTTATTGTTTGTTATTGGGTAATTACTTGGCGGAATATCAGTATTGGGGATATAATTAGTTGGTTTTCCCATTGTTGTAAATGTATCTGTTTGTACCTTTTCTTTCTTTTTAATCGTTTTTTTTGCGTTTTCTTCTTTATTATCTTGATTTGATACTATAAATAATCCTCCAAGGGCAACGATTGGTAAAGCTAGTTCCATATTATTATATATAACATAGAATAGATTATTATTGTTGGCACAATAATCTATTAATAAAATTAAGTACTATTTTTATAGTCACACGAATTTCGGTAATAATCTTTTTCCAATATACGTGTACTCAAGTTGTTTAAAAATGGCATACATGTATTCTCCTGTGGATTAAGAGGAAGGTAATACCAATCTACTTGTTCCAAATCCCTTGCCGTCCATGCAGGCATTATGGCTCTAGATTGTTCAGTCGTAAGACTTGCACAATTTGGATAAGAAATTGGTTTACTATTCACTGCTTTTTCCTGATATTCATCTTTTCCTAAACAATCTCTCCCTACCTGTCTTGTAAGACCACGTAAATCGCTCTCTAAACCGATACAATTTGTACGTAAATTTGCTCCCCACTTTTGAATACGAATATAAGGATCTTCTACATATGCTGGTTTATCTCCATTTCCAGGAACATTCAACATATATCTTCCAGGATCAGTAGATTGCTGCAAAGCCTTTATTGTTCTACAATCATCGTAAAAAAATCTTGTGTTTGACATCTGCTATTATAAATAACTACTGAAAAGATTTTTCTCAAATTAATCATTGTTATAAGTATAATTTTTGCATATATAAAATTATAAGTTATATATACTATGAGCATGTTTAGTGTAAAATTATTTACTACTATTATGTTAGCCAATACCACTGCTAGTTATTTACATTTTATAATGTATAAAAATATGTATAAAAAGAATTCCTACATTTCAGATATTTACATTGCTATTTAAAACTAGAATACTATATAATTCATAATTATTTGTTAATTTTATATAATTGCCAATATAATTTAGTGGGAGTTTTATTATCCTCACCACTGAATGATTTATTCACATGCTCAAATATATTACTAAATGTATAAAGATAACAGAATCCGTTGTCTTCTAATAAATTTTCTAATTCACTTTTGGATTTATAATTTCCTATGTAATTTCTTAAATAAGTATCTACATCTACTAAAGAAGATGTATCTATTATATTATACAAATGATGCTCCCAATGTATTCTTTGTATAACTTCAGGAGAATACGCATCATGTTCTTTTATAAGAAGAACTCCAGTATCCTTTAATTTTAATTTAACCAATGGAATAATTACATTTTGTATATATTCATTACTCATATGATGTAAAGATACCATACATATAATAATATCAAAACCTTCTTCATTATTTAATAATACATTTGGTTCAAAACAATATTTAATATTAGACAAATTATAGTCATAACTAAATTCTGTATGTCCATTTTTACTTTCTAAACAAACTAAATTATTAGGATCTAAATCATATTTTTCACCAAATTTACTTAATATATATCCATTTCCACCACCAATATCCAATATAGAAAAGGAATTTGTGGGTTCTTTCTTCTTTGTAAGTATATATTCATTAAACCAATTTGACAATTTATTAAATATAAATTCTTGCCTATCAGTTTTAGTTGGACGTTTGTATTTTTTAAGAGATTCATCAATAAGTTTTATTTTTTCTTTTAATCCATAACTTTCACTTTCTATAGTGTTTATTATGTATGATAATTTATCTTTATGGTCATCTATTGAAACCCCTTCTGGTTGACGTATTATCTTATTTATTACTTTAAACATTGTTATGATAACATAATATTTTTTATTAACTTTAACTTCTATTCATAATAATATTATTTGTATCTTAATTTATAGTTGTTTTAGCTATTTTTTTGTGTTTAAAACAACATAAGAATTTCTAATTAATTAAGTATATGAAGCTTGAGATTCAAGAAGTAGACGCTGTTACCCCTACACTATGTCTTAATATGATTGTAAAAAATGAAAGTAAGGTTATTACTCGATTATTGGAGTCTGTTGCACCCATTCTTGATACATATTGCATTTGTGATACAGGGTCCACAGATAACACTATTCAAATAATTACTGAGTTTTTTGAAAATAAAGGAATCTCTGGAAAGGTCGTTGAGGAACCATTTAAAGATTTCGGTTATAATCGTAGTTTTGCTTTACAAGCATGCAAAGGAATGTCTGATTATGCTATTTTGTTGGATGCCGATATGATTCTTACAATTGGAAATTTTGATAAAAAAATCCTAAGTACTGCTGATTCATTCTGTTTATTACAAGGTAGTGAGGCATTTTACTACCAAAATATGCGCATTGTACGCAATAATGGAGAATTCAAATACTTAGGTGTGACACACGAGCATGTTTCCACCCCGCCTAATAATCACAACGTAAATCTTAAAAAAGATAGTCTTTTTATCAATGATATTGGTGATGGAGGTTCTAAAGCAGATAAATTTGAACGTGATATTCGTCTTCTCACTAAGGGAATTGAAGATGAGCCTAAAAATGCACGCTATCATTTTTATATTGCAAACAGCTACAAAGATAGTGGAAAATTTGATGAAGCAATTGAGTGGTATAAAAAACGCATTGATTTGGGAGATTGGGAACAAGAAGTATGGTATAGCTACTACAATATTGCAAATATGTATGAAGCGCGAGGGGATATGGGAAATGCTGTTCTTTATTGGCTCAAAGGTTATAATCATAACCCTAAACGTCTTGAAAATATTCACAAACTAGTACAACATTATCGCGTAGTTGGCGAATGTAAAAGTGCAAAGTTATTTTATGATATTGCGAAAAAGGCAATAAATGAAGGTATTGATAAAGATAGCTATCTATTCCTAGCAAATGATGTATACACATACAAATTGGAATACGAATATTCCATTATTTCTTGCTATTTGGGTATCAAAAATATTAATGATGCAGTAGTTACTATTCTGAATAATTCTACTGATGAGGGTATTATTAACAATACATTATCCAATATGAAGTTCTATAAAGACATACTTACACCTATCAAAGAAATTGATCTCACCTTTACTGAACATCGCAATATTGGACCAAGTGAAAGAGAGTTTTTCTCCTCATCACCATGTATTATTCACAATGATGATAAAACCGGATACTTGATTAATATTCGTCTTGTTAATTACTGGATTAACGCACAGGGGGGATACTTGAATTGCGGTGATTTTATTATTACTAATAACAAATATATTGAAATGGATAAAGATTTCAACATTACGAAAGAAAAGATTTTTGAAGTTCCTTTCACTGATCAGAGATATATGGGTGTAGAAGATGTGCGTATTTTCCCTGATTCACATAACCCTGGTAAACTAATTTTCTCGGGAACAAGCCAACATAAAGATGGTAAAATTGGTATGTTATATGGAGACTATGATGTAAACAACGAAAATATTATACCTAATGAAATTACTCCTTCTTTTTGCGAAAGCTGGTGTGAAAAAAATTGGGTATATATTCATTACAAAGATGAAGACCATATGATCTATAAATGGAATCCTGTGCAAATTTGCAAAGTAAATAAGGAGACAAACAAATTGGACTTGATAGAAACAAAGGGTGAGATGCCTTATATCTTCCAACATGTGCGCGGCTCTTCTCCTGGATACAAATACAATAATGAATACTGGTTTTCCCTTCATTTGGTATCATACGAAACACCCAGACATTATTACCACATTTTGGCAGTTTTTGATGAAAATATGAACTTCTTACGTCATTCTGCTCCATTCAAATACCAAAATGAATGTATTGAATACACTTTGGGTCTTGTAGTTGAAGATGAACGTGTTGTTATGTCTTATAGTGCATGGGACAGAAGTTCCAAAATTGGTATATATGATAAAAAATATATTGATGGTCTATTGAAATATGATGGAAAACGCAATTAAACAAGCCATACTTTATATAATTTAATTAATAATGTGTTTCACAAAATGTGAAACTTATTATTACATTTTTTTTGTTACTTTTTCTTCAAATTACGAAGACTTAATTTGTTTTGTTACTTAGAATATAATTATTTTTGTCGTCTATATCACGATAATTGTATTTAAAAGATAGTAGCTGGTTTAATATCTATCAATAATTGTGCTCCAGTGGATATGGTTGAGGTAGCACCACCTCCAGTAGTATCATACGCATATAGTGCAAATTTAATAGTTGATGAACCAGTAGGTCCTACAACGATGTTCACATTATTCTCATCACGAGTTGTACCCGCACCATCAGTAATGGGATTGTTATATCCTCCTGGGAATTGGAAACTACCATCAGAGGTACCCTTATATTGAGCACTAACATCGGTTACATCCGCTGAATCCAAGAATGTTGCAATGTAATAATTAAATCCAGTCGCACCTGCATCAACACCATCCATAGTTAGTCTATAGCTGACTATATAGTTTTGACTAACTGAAATAGTATATGCACCTGTACCGACAATGAATGATGCAGTATCTACCGTTGTATTAGTAGCTTGGTTAACATTTCTGGTAACAGATGAAGCTTCAAATGAAGCATTTGTTGTGGTTCCAGCAGGTCCCTGAGGTCCAATAGGTCCAGTAGTACCTGTAATACCAGTGACACCAGTGATACCAGTAGGTCCAGTCATGCTATGACCAGTCGCACCAGTAGTACCAGTGTATCCAGTAGGTCCTATATCACCAGTGTGTCCAGTAATACCAGTTGTACCAGTAATACCAGTGTGTCCAGTAGCACCTCTACCCGTAGGTCCAGTAATACCAGTAGGTCCAGTATCACCAGTAATACCAGTGTGTCCAGTATCACCAGT